AGATGTGAACATGAAAGAGCGGCTATTTCAGCACGCCAAGGAGCTTGGATTGAAGTTGCAGAAGCAGGTTATCAATGGAGCGGGTGGTTATAATTCTGATGCTGTCTATGAATTGGGTATGGATGTTACGGTTATTGGAATTCCGCTGAGAAATATGCACTCGCCCGTTGAGATTTGTTCAATGGACGATATTGATTCAGGCGTGAAGATCATTACTAAACTTTTTTATTAAGCTGTATTATCCAAGACATATTGGAGCTAAAATGCCTTTGAAAGACAAGCAAGCACGTAGAGAATACGCACAGAAGTGGCGCGGAGAAAACCCTGAGAAGGTTCAGGAGATCAAGCACGCCGACTATAAAAAGCACCAAGGAAAGCGTGATAAGGCAACCAACTCTTATCGGGAACAGCGGCCCTGGCTCAGGCACTTTGTGAATGCTAAACAGCGTTGTACGAATAAGAAGTGCCCCTCCTATAAATATTATGGGGCCAAGGGTGTGAAATTCGAGCTTACCCTTGAAGAAGTAAAGGAGCTTTGGTTCCGTGATAAGGCTTTTGATCTGATTCAGGCCTCCCTTGACCGGAAAGAATCGAATGAACCGTACTGCTTTGATAACTGTCGTTTTGTTGAGCGTAATGTAAATTGTAGCAAAAAAGTTGATTCTAAACTGGAGTAGGTAATAATGGAACCGTCTAGGAAAGCTATTACAGAACAGCGCAGAAAAGATTGTCTGAAAACACTTGAGGGCATATTCAGGCGTTCTTACGAGATGTCGCGGGCTTGGGGTATTCAGCAGGAAAGGGCCAGGAGATTCGCGCTTGAGGACGTTCTTGCTTATATGATCGCTGAAATGGAAAGAGTTCCACAGGATAAAAGTTTTCTATCGGCCTGTCTTAGTGACTTTAAAGAGCAGGTGCCCGAAATCATCAAACAAGAAGAGGCGTAATATGGGCTTTACAAAACCAAATTGGACTGTGTTAAAAACGAGAAGTCCTAGATATTTGCGAGAATATTTTAGGAGAAATTTTACAAAGTTCTCGTGTGAAGATGTCTACAAGTTTAAGCAGTTGCAAGCTGAGATCAATGTTGCTCTGAGTAGTCTCGCGGATAAGCTGTGTACTTCCCCGATATTCAAATTGGCGCAGAAGCAGGCATTAAGAGAGTTCCCGGAGGTTGCCTATCTCCAAACCGAAGAACTCCTGAGCAATCCTCTTTGGCTGAAGTACCAGAGGGCCATTATCAAAAACGCACAAAAAATTATGAAGTACATGAACAATCAAGAGGGCCAGCAAAATAGATTCGATTGTAAAATTCACCTTGACAAATAAAAATTTTGTGGTATACTTAAACCTCGGAGAAACATGAATCACTATTACTGGTCAATTCCAGCTGTTTGTGCAATGTATGTCCTCTACGCTTATTTGATGAAACAGAATAATGTTTATCACACGGCGTTTTGGTTTTGGGCCATGTCGATTGTCGGGGCTTTTCCGCTGTGGTCTATTGTGAGTAAATATTCAAAGCATCTTCTTTTCGATACGTTTATCTATGATTTCTGTATGCTGGTTGCACAGACGGCTACCCTGATTATATTGGGTTCAGCGAGTGGTTTTTCAACTGTTCAGTGGTTCGGCCTGGGTTTATGCGTAGCCGGATTGCTCTTAATCAGAATAGGGCTTTAATCAATGCTTAGATGTAAGGAATGCGGGTTCCATAAACAGAGTTGCTCAGGTTTTGTCTCCACGAATTTTACTGAAGGCTCAGGCCCTAAGGATTCTGGGGTCATGCTCGTTGTGGATTCTCCGTTTCAAGCGGACGTGACCACAGAGGCTATTGGTTCAAATAAAGAATATAATTCTCAACTGGACATTTACCTGAAGCCCATCGGCTTGAGCGTTTCTTCCATTTATGTCACTGCCTTTGTCAAGTGTTTTATTTCAGATAAGAAGAAAAAGCCCACGAAAATAATGAAGGATAAGTGCGCTGAGCTCTACCTCGCTAAAGAGATCGCAGAGGTTAAGCCAAAAGTCATTTTAGTCATGGGACGCATGGCTACTCAGCATTTTATCCCGGATGTTGGGCCCAAGGTGCCCTTGAAGCAGGTGGTGGGAAAGAGCTTTTTCAATGGCAAGTATGGCTGTTATGTGGTTCCGATCTACGATATGTTTTATCTCACGAATTTTAGCCGCCAATCCGCACAGGCCAAGCAAACGGAAAAAGCTATTGCTCTAGCGAAGATGTATATGACGGGTGGCGAGGTCAAGGCGAATCGTCCCAAAATTCCTTACTCCTCTGATATACTGGACATGTGTAAGTTGGGCCCCCGTGTCACCTTCGACGTGGAGACCACAGGTCTGAATCCGCGCAGAGATAAGATTTTGACCATTGCGGCTAGCGACGGAAAATTAACCGTATCAGCGGACTTTGCCTTTTATGCGGACGAGAAATCTGAGGTCATAACAAACCCGGATGGAACCTACACGATCAAGGGTTACACTGAATTTTATCGGAAAGTCTTGCCCTTTGTGGCCTCTGAGTTGAAAAAGCGGCAAATCGTTGGGCATAATGTTCACTTCGATTTGGAATTCTGCTTAGCTGAGGGCCATGATCTAACCGAGCAGTTGATTGCGGATACTCGCATGATGGCGTTCCTTATCAATCCGAATGGGGCCAACTCTCTTGGTTTCTTAGTTCAGCTTTATTACGGGATTGCTTATAAGGAAGAAATTGATCGTGAGAAGATGGTTCTGATGGACAAAGAAGAGCGGAGATATTACTGTGCGGAAGACGTTTATTATGACTTTAGACTTTTGCTAGACCTTTTCAAGCAACTTCAGGCTCAGGATAGTCTGATTGCCAATAAGGTTTTTACAGATGTTATCCGTAATCTCGTGTTCACAGAGATGCGCGGTATTGTAACAGATTTGCCTAAGATCAATGAGTTAATTGAATTCTATTCGCAGGAGCGGGATGCTTGCGCCAAGAAGTTCAAGACTAAATTTAATCTTCCTGAGGAGTTTAACCTTAATTCACCTAAACAGTTATGTAAACTTTTGTATGAAGAGCTTGAATTACCCATACTGGTTCGGACTAAAACGATAGACCCAAAGACGGGTGAGGGCAACCCCTCTACGAATGAGGAGGCAATCTCCAAGTTGGCAGAGCGCAGACCTGCTTTGAAAGTCTTGGTGGATTATCGGACGAATAAGGGTCACATTGAAAAGCTCCGAGGTTATGCCGAGGCCACAGAGAAGGACGGCAGAATTCATAGCAGTTTCAATGTGTTCTCCCCTGACTCTTCCCGGTTGATGAGTTCTAAGCCGAATATTCAAAACGTGCCTAGACAGAGCCGATTAAAGGAAGCTTTTGTGGCGGCTCCCGGATACACGATTGTTTATTATGATTACAGTCAAATAGAATTCCGAGTTTGGATTGATCTATCGAAGGATTCCAAGGGCATCGAATTCATCAACTCTGGCCGGGATATTCACGCCTTTATTGCCAGCCAGTTCTATCGGCTACCTGAGGCGGACTTTTTGGATAAGAAAAATGAGGAAGCCCGCGAAAAGCGTAATAGGGTTAAGGCAATCGTCTATGGTTCCATGTATGGCCGAACCCCCGAAGGTATCGTGCGCGAACACGGCGGCTCGGTTGAAGAAGCAACTCAGATTCAGGCGATCTTCTTTAGTCTGTGTCGGCAAGGCTGGTTCTGGCTCCAGCAAATTGAGCAGGAAATTGTCAAGAATAAAAAGTTGAGGACGCCTTTTGGGACTTATCGGTTATTCAATGACATCGAATTAGCCACCCCTAAAGAGAAAGAAGAGTTAATCCGGCAGGCCAAAAGTTTCATTGTGCAGAGCTGGGCGGCAGAGTTGGGCTTTATTGGTATCGCCAAGGTCTGTAAGCAGATTAGAGTTGAAGGCTTGGATGCTCATTGGATTCATAATATCCACGATGCTGATATGTTTGAGGTAAAGAATGAACACGTAGAGCGAGTAAAGGAGATCATTCAAGAGTTAGCGCAGTCTCCTTATAAGAAGATGAGTATTCCATTAACCATTGAAATGAAAACAGGACAGTCCTGGGCGGAGGTTGCTTGATGAAGATATTTTGGTTCGACACAGAGACCGGAGGACTAATCCCCGGAAAGAACCCGATTTTAACTTTGGGTTTAATTATTGAAATTGACGGTGAAGTCAAAGAAAGGGCCTATTTTAAAATGCGGCCCCTTCCAGAGCAAGTGGTCGAAGATGGGGCCTTAAAGGTAAATGGTATTACTCGGGATGAGATTCTCAGTTTTGAGCAGCCCAAAGTTGTGCTTAATCAAATTGAAACCATTCTCAAAAAGTATGTAAACCCGGATGATCGTTTCGACCAGTTTACTCCAGCTGGACACAATACGCAGTTTGATATAAAGCACTTAGATGCTTTTTTTGTAACTCAGAGAGCCAAATTGGGGTGGCGTTATTTTGATTACCACTTTTTAGATACTATGGCTCTAGCAATCATGTTGAAAAAAGAACGCTGGATTAACGTCCCGAATGTCAAATTGGATACGATGGCGGCGGCCTTTGGGATTCCACTTAAAGCGCATAATGCAATGAATGATATTGAGGCTACTCGGGCCCTGTATTATGCCATTAAAAATAAACTCTCATTTAAGGCTTGACACAGTTTAAAAAGTATGGTATACTTGCATCAAAGAAAAGGAGAATGAAAACATGGCAGAAAATAAGTTTAAGGTAACGCAACAGGCAGACGGTAAGTATAAGTACACGTGTTCTTGTGGTTCCGAAATGTATGATAACACTCGTTTAAAGACGAGTCAGAAGGCCCCCGATCTGAAATGTAAGGATAAGAACTGTACCGTGGGCTTTGATAAGAAGAACGATTGCGCCGCGCCCAATGCGGTCTGGTTGACCGAGGTTCAAAAGAAAAAGCTCAATATCCCCCTTGAGGCCCAGATTAAAGATTCTACGCCTAAGGCGGGTGGTGGTACTAAGACACAAGGAACTGGCGGAAAGACCAGCGTGGGAACCGATATGCAGGTCTCCTATTATGGTGCTTGGGCGAAGGACATGGCGATCTATCTGGCGGAAAAGAATAATGTGAAGAATTCAACAGACCTCCAAACACTGTATGCCGCTTGTCTTGAGATCGTTGGAACCTCTCTGAAGAATCATATCTCCAAGGTAGTTAAAACAAATCCCGCCGCTGAGAGTGAATCCCGACCTGTGGATGTCCCTCAGGAAGAAGAAATTTCGCTCGATGGGCCCAGTGAATCGGTCTCTGTTCCGTCAGACATTAAAATTGACGATGATATTGTCGAGGTTGACCCGCTGGCAGACAGTAAGGCCCCGGCAAGCAATCCCGATGACGTGGATTTGTCCGGTTTGGATGACGTTGATTTAGGTTAATTTTCTTACACGGAGATCAAAGCAATGGGACGTAAAAAAGCTGAAGATAAAGAAAAGCCCCCGGTTGTAGAAGAGGGCCCTGGTGCAGTAAACCCGGAGGAGCAAAACCCACAGGAAGAGCGGGAAGCTCCGGTAGATGACATCCAAAAACTCAAGAGTCCTACGCAGACGGATGAAGAAGAGCTCAAGAAACTTCTGAAAGATGCGGAAAAGACTTTTGGCGAAGGTGTTATTGCTTCTGCGGAAGAACTTTTGGAAACCGCTAAAGTCAGTAGTCGTAACCTTCTTTTGGATATTCTGACCAAGGGTGGTTTGCCAAAGGGTTCCATTACTTTGTTCTTTGGGGATGAGAGCAGTGGGAAGTCTTTTCAAACTTTCTTGCTTGCCTCAGTTTTTACGTCGCAGAAAATCCCAGTTCTTTATATTGCCTGTGAGGGTGATTTCTCAAAGACCTGGGTGGCTAAACTTGGGAATGATCTAAAGTATTTTTACATCTCCAAACCAAGTTCTCTGGATAAGGCCATTGATATTGCTGATATTGCCACGCGCAGTAAGCAGTTTGGTTTGATTATTTTTGATAGTGTGACTGCGGGTATTTCACAGGATGTTATTGATAAGTCTGCCGCAGAAAAACAGATGGCAGATCAGGCTAAATTAAATGATAAGCTGTGTAAAAAGCTTACCGCAGGGTTACAGCCGTCTAATCTTAAAGACCCGAATACCTATAACGATACCATTGTTATTTTGATCGCCCACACTCGGGAAAAGGTTGGTATCGTTTATGGTAATCCAATTACAATTCCCGGAGGACACGCACTCAAGCAGCATTCCAGTTATATCATTACGTTTAAGAAGTGCAAGATTCTTACGCAGGATGATAAGCCCGTTGGCCGCGAGATGAATTTGACTATAACAAAAGCAAAATATTCCAAGCCGTATGGTACGGGTTTAACTGAGCTTTATTTTGAGCCGCCAAGATTGAATAATGCCAAGATTATGCTCACGTATGGGATTCAGTTGGGCGTAATTCAGAAGGCTGGGACGTATTACTCTTACGGAGACATTAAAGCGCAGGGACAAAAGGAATTGATACTTGCCTTGAAAGAAAAACCTGGCGTATTGGCGGAGATCAAGCTGAAGCTGATTGAAAAATATCATAAGTAAAAGTTGAGGGCTGATAGAATGAGGAGACTGTTTATGTTTTTTACGATTGTTGGAACGGTTTATCTCGCGGGTGTGCTGAGCCTTACCGCACAGGCTTCAATGGTGCTTACGGAATCAAAGGTATTAGTTTCTAGGCCGAATAGCCCAAGCATCACGCTAATTGAGGGCATGGATAATGCAAAGGCTCTCTCTATTTATATGAGAGACACAATGTATTATTTTTCAGATCAAGCCCCGCTGGACTATTTTGATTACTTTCAAACTCCTGAAGTTTTATCTTTTTCTCGGCACGGCGATTGTGATGACTTCGCTATTTATAGTAAGGCAATGCTACATAAATTAGGTTACTCCGCGCAGACCTATTATGTTTCTTACGTTAGACCCACGGATACAGGTTTTGAATCTGTTGAGCATGCAATAACTGTCTTTTTAGACGGCCAATATTACTCGGTCTTTTCAAATAAGGAAATTTTGGCAACCTTCGAGAGAAGTCCAATTCTAGCGATCAAAGCCTTATACCCTACGTGGAAAACAATAGCGATTTTAGAGCCTGTAAAATATGGCTATGTAACGTATTCTGAATTCATTGATTCCCTAAAAAATTCGATCTATGCACCAAAAGAAAAAGATACGAAAGATACCAAAGTTCTAAATACAAAAAGCAGATAGGGGTTGTCATGGTTATCGGAGCAAAACAGCGCACATTAGAAAAGTTGGCTTATCGTTATTGGCTAAAGCATCCGAGTTGGTCTTCTGAAAAATGTTGGAAAGCCGCTGAGCTACTTTTAGCAAAGTTGGAAAAGAGAAGGGATAAATATTATGGCTCTGACAGCTGAACAAAAAAAAGCCTTGGATGATCTTTTGGCCGCTGGCGTAATCTCACAAGCCGAATATACCGCTAAGGTAAATCCGCCGGAAACTGTGAGTGGCAAGAAGTTCCTTTCCGGTATGGTCAGCGTATTTGACCCGGTGAAATGGTTGAAGGATATTACGTCAATCTTTAATGTCCGAAAATTATTGATCTATATTCTTGCTATTGGGCTCTTCTTCGGCTATGGTTATCTGAAAGGCATAGGAAATAGACCCGTTTATTTGGATATTGAGGGCAAAGAGGCCAGAATTAAGCTTAATGGTGAAACGCTACATATTCGAGCAAATGGTACAGCTGAAGTTTTAGATACCAAAACAGGCAAAAAAATCAAGGATATTTGCGTTAAAGATGTTCCCGGTTTACAGGCAGTTTTGAAACCCATAGGCCTACAGCTGAAGCCTTTTGCTTTAGTAGGCACAGGCGCAGGCTTTGGCGGCGATCAGGACACTACGGTGGCACTGGAGGGCGGTGTGGGGGTGGCCTGGTTCAAGTGGTATCTTTGGAATTTGGATAGCTCTATTACCAATAAGGGCTTTTATCCGCTGGGCATCAGCAAAAGATTTGAGCAAAAAGCTCTTCAGAATACCTCAATCGGCATAAGTGGCGGCATTGGTTACGAGGGCGATATTCGCGGTTTAACCTCACTTCACTGGAATTTTTAAGGAGCCTTATGGCAGACCGAAGATTGATCTTAGATGTGGATTTGGACGGGGTTTGTGGGGATTTCTACGGCTGTATGCGCGAGATATTTTCCGAATACGCCGAGATTCCTTTGGAGCAAATTCCGGTGGCTGACTCCTTTAGCTTAAATTGCTGGGGAATTCAAACTCGGCAGGACTATGAGGACTTCCATCGGTTTGCAGTTACTCAGAAAAATCTTTTCTCTATCATGCCCATCATGCCGGGAGCCCGGAAATATCTTCGGAAACTTTCGGATGAGGGTGTGAGAATTCGGATTGTTACGCATAGACTCTGCATTAAGTATTTTCATAAAGAGGCCGTTGTTCAAACGGTTGAGTGGCTTGAGAAGAACGGAATTCCTTTTTGGGACTTATGTTTTTTGAAGTCAAAGACAGACATTTATGCAGACGCCTTTATTGAGGATACCCCGCATAATATCGACGCCCTCAGAAAGCTTGGGGTCTATACAATCTGTTTTGCAAATAGTACAAATATTGATGTCAGCAATCCACGAGCGGAAAGCTGGGAAGAGGTTTACAACCTCGTAAAGGAACGTGAACAATGTATAAAATTTTCTTAGCTCTTATGACTGTAGGGTATCTCGGTGTATCTTTTTACCAGCCCGATTTACGCATGAAACTGGTGGGCATCTTAATCGCAGTAGCAAACCTTCTCATCTTCTATAGGTAAATCTATGATTATAAATGACTGGTTAAAAACATACCTAATTGGGCCGATGGAGAAAACACAGAAGGGTGACTGTGGCCGAAGCTGGCGCAAGAACTTTACCGTAGAGCTAAATAAACGGATTGATTCAAACGGAAATCCTATCTATGTTTTTGACCCAACTCTGGAAGAGCAGAGTAAGATTGGCATGGAATCAGAGGTCTTTCACGCAAGAGTTCAAGGCTGGCTGGCCTCCGGCCATAATGACAAGATCGCAGAGCACGGCAGGCTTATTTGGAAGGGTAAAACGTACATAGAGAAAGATGCGAATGGTAGGGCCCGGCTAATTCATATTATGGGGGATTGCGATTACGTTGTAAATTCAAACTTTTTGATTGCTCGCCTAGAGGCCGGAGATGAGCCTTGCGGAACATACGGGGAAGCGTGCATTGCAATAGAACACAAAATTCCCATCTATGTTATTCAGACAATGCCCAGAACGGGCTATAAAGGCAGTTTTGTTCAGATGGTTTATGGGACAGGCGGAAGATTTTTCAATACGGAAACAGAGCTTTTAAATTTCTTGGATTCTAAATATCAGTTGAAAATAAAAAAGTGAGGATGAATCGTGATCGTAAATTATTGTGATTTATGTTCGCAGCCTATCAGCAAAGAGCGGCACATTATCCTCTTAATTGAAGAGAAGGATTTTGGCTCCCCTATGCAGGGGCGTACCGCAAGTCCGCGAGTAACCTATGAGGTTTGCAGCTCTTGTATTGGCCTGATTCATAAAATATTTTCTGTGAAGAAACAGAAGATCACTGAGATTGAAAAGTTCTTGGAGGACACGTATAAATTGCCCGTAAAACAGGCAAAAGAAAAGGTTGAGAAAAAGCATAAGTATAAGATCACGAGAGGACACAATGACAAATAATACCAAAGACACTAATCCTAAGGATGCTGTTGGAACAAAAAAGGTTCCTATCTCGGTTATTCCCTTTACGGTCTTGGGCGAACTTGCTCTGGCTTTACTTGAAGGTGCACGGAAATATGGTCGGCATAACTGGCGTGTGGCTGGGGTACGGGCGAGCGTATATATTGATGCGGTTATCATGCGACACTTGGCCCCTTTTTGGGAGGGTGAGGACATTGATCGGGAGTCCGGTTTGAGTCACATCACCAAGGCGATTGCTGGTTTGACCGTTCTTCGGGATAGTATGATTCAGGGAAATTGGGTGGATGATAGACCCCCGAAGGCTCCGAAAGATTGGAAAGAAGACCTCAATAAAAAAGCAGCTGAAATTATTGAGCGTTACCCGAATGCCAAAGAACCCTATACGGCAATAAAAACCACCGAAGTCGCAGAAAAACCCGAAGAAATTAAAATTGTTACGAATACCAACCCCTTTAAAGTTGGTGATTATGTTGATGTTGTAATGGATGGTTATTTTGGGGCGGAGGAGATAGAGTGGACGAAAAATCTAAATCCCAGGGACATGATTATGGTGCAGGAGGTCAGTCCATTCAGTATTAGGGTACAGGGCTACTGGTGTGCCTATCAGCATTTTGATTTTTCTAAAAAGGTTCCTGATACGGATGGGTTGATGCCATAATGAACTCTAAACAGTATCAAAAAGAAGCCAGAAAGCTCGACATCTACCCGAAAGACTTGGGGTTAATCTCACATGTCATGGGTCTGGTCAATGAGGCGGGCGAGGTCGCGGGTAAGCTCAAGAAACAAATTCGTGATTGTGATAGAGACTTTGGAAGCAAGCTTTTTAAAGAAGACATGCGGAAAGAACTCGGAGATGTTATGTGGTATCTCGCAAATACAGCTGCGGATTTAGGGTTTACCTTAGACGAAATTGCTGCGGCCAATATTGCCAAGTTAAAAGATCGACAGGCCCGAGGAAAGCTACAGGGTTCAGGGGATAATCGCTAATGGGTTTTCCAGCATACTTCAATAAGCCAGACTCTATTAAGAGTACCGCGAATAAGAAAGAGGCAAAAGTATTCCGCCATCTTTGCAGCGGTGCCTTGAGCTGGAAGGGCGATTTCAGTGATGCGGATACCTGCCTAGATCATAAGGGCACAAAGAATAAGTCCATCAGTGTTACCACAAAAATGTGTGATAAGCTGGTGGAAGACTCTCTTGCAATGGGAAAGCTAAATTCAGTCCTGTTACTCGATCTTCCTGAGTATTATGTGGTTGGCCGGGTAATTAAAAAGGCAGATATTGAGAAATGAAAAAGAGAACCCCTAAGTCAAAGATCGTTGTGATAGGAGACCCACACTATTCGCAGGGCCGTAAAAAAGCCATACTGACTGCGGAAGATAGTATCTGTGCAATCCTTGACTTGCTTAACCAGCGCGAGGTAACAGCCCCAAAGCCACGTTGTATTATTACTGGGGATATTTTTAATAAAAGCCCGATGGTTGAAGAGCGGGTAATGTTTGCAAGTTTTCTTAAACGGCTCTTTCTGTATTTCTCAGATGTGACTTTGATTAAAGGGACTGACTCGCACGAATTCACGAAAGGAATCTATAATCTGGAAGACCTCATTATGCTTTCAGACATTCGAGCAGTTGAAGAGCTGGAACTCGGGCAGTTTGTTTTTGGGCATTACGAGGTTAAGGGTACACGGTATATTAACGGAACGCTTTCACAGAGTCAAAAGGAGATTGATAAAGCTAAAACCTATGTTCTTGGGCACATCCATAATCCATCTTGTTCTTTCGAGAATGTTAATTATGTTGGTTCCATGTATAAAACAGCTTTCGATCAGATAAATGATAAGAAGCGTATAGCCATAATTAACGACGATGATAAGATTGAGTGGGTTGAGATAGCCTCCCGGCCAATGTTTGAAGTTCAACTGTTCGGGCAAGAGGGCAAGGTCAAAGCGTCAGGCTTTAAGACTCTTCAAGAAACAGGTTTGAAAGAGATCGACCTGAAGATAAAAGCTGTGACCGATAGTTCATCTCTGGCAGCAACCCACCGAGCTATTGCAAAGATCAAGGAAAGCTTTACAGTTGAGTATTACCAGCAGACGATTCAAGTAAACGAATTAAAAACCGACATCCCGGAAAGTCTCGATCAAGAAGCCTTATTGCGGAAATACTGTGAGCTCAAGAAAGTACCCCACGCATTAGTGGCTGCGGAGTTAAAATGAAAGACATCAATCTTCTATCCCTAGATTTAGAGTTGAATCAGCCGAGTGGTACGATCATTCAGGTTGGTGCGGTTGTGGGTAATTTAGCCTCGGGCGAGATTCTTGCAGAATATTCAGCACATATTTGGACTGCTGAGATAATCAACCCAACCATCACGCAATTAACGGGGATTCGACAAACGGATGTTCTGAATGGTATTTGTCTTATCACGGCCTATCGACAGTTAATTCAGTTGCATAAAGATTTTAATTGCTTCCGTAATGCGCTTGTTTGGGGTGGCGGCGATAGCGAGTATTTAAAAACTCAACTGGAAAAATCTCCGAGCTTACCCATATTGCATTCTGCGGAGGGCCTAAAATTTTACCTATTTGGCCGACGTTGGATAGATGCAAAAACTCTGTATGTTTCCCGCTGTTTTAAAACAGACGTGCCATATCAGGGCGGTTTGTCTAAGGCTATGACTAAATTAGGGTTACAATTTAAAGGCAAAAAGCATCAGGCCTGTGATGATGCCCGGAATACCTTTTACATTTATCGTAAACTATTGGAGATCATGTAATGGAAACTAAAGAATTACCCGATGTCGTCAGTGTCCTAAAAGCTGATCTGGCTGCGCGAGTGGAGAAATTCAATCAGGAAACAGGCCTTGCGGTAAGCGGGATTGTTATTGAACCCCGTGCCATGAAGGATGTCAACGGTAAAAAGGTTGCGCTTAATTATGTCGTAGGGGTTTCAATCGAACTTTAGTCGGAGGTTATGATGGTAAAGAAAACACGAAAGAAGAAGGTTGTGGCTAAGAAACAAATTGAGATTCCCAAAAATTTCTCTATTGACCTTGACGAATTATGTGGTATACTTAACGTGGAGATCAAGAAAGACTGGGCTTCTTTGGGTGTTGACGTTGCACAGAAAAAGACTGGCCTCTGCGTTCTGAGAACTACGGGAGACAAGCTCTACATGGATAAGCTGGCCGTGGTCAATGTGAAAGAAACGGGAAAGGGGGGCTTACACGCAAAACTTTTAGATTACTACAAACAAGCTTCGGCCTTTGTTAATGAAATTCAAACAGAGGGCCTTTCTGCTGGGTCGAATAAGGTTGTAGTCATAGAGGACTGCTGGATGGGCCAGTCGGTTTGGACTACGAAGGTGCTGGCTAAATTTGCAACAATGAGCTTCGTGGCTTTCTTGAAGTGGACGAAGAATATTCCAGACCCAATTCAGCCGGATGTTGCCCGTAGACGTGTGGGCTTTATCCAAGATCGCGGAGAGTTTGCATTTCAGACTTATTCGGTAGAGGGCGAAACTAAGCGAAAAAAAGTCTGGAAACGGAAACCCCTGGAGGTAAAAGATCAGGTTAAAAACTTCCTTGAGGATAAATTTGATTTGACCATCGAAGAAGACAATATGGCTGATGCTTTTATCCTAGCCTTAGCGGGGTTGATAGATGCGGAGATCAAATAGTCTTAAAAGGCTTATCTGGCAGATCACAGGCCAAACGTATGAGGTTCAGGTAAAGCGGAGACTCCCGAATAATTACGGAGCCATTACCGATAATGCCGCTAAGGTTGTGGAAATCTGCGAAAGCCAGCTGGAAAATTGGCCGCTTATTTGGCATGAGATGGGCCATATTTCCTGTGACCAAGATGGGCAGACGCTCTTTCAGGCCGAGTATGCCGCGCAGTTATGGGCACTCAAGCAGCTTTTAAAGCGGAAAGATATTCAAGTTTTTGAAGAGTCTTTACAATGGATGGAGGATTGGGTTGATAAGGATGCGCCCAAACCTTCAGATGAAATTTATTATAAGGTTAAACTAAAAATTTTTAGGGCGTTACGAACTAAGGGGCTTTGGTGTGATTAACCGGATTAAACTTCTAGGCTTTGGCATCCATAAGGAATTCGAGGCCACATTTAAACCTGGCATAAATGCCATAATTGGAAAAAATCGTCATGGCAAGACGCATATCATGGAGGCTATCTGCTTCGGCCTATTTGGTAAGACACAGAACTCGAAGCTTGAGAAGATCGTAAACTTTGACTCTAAAGAAGCCATTGTCATTCTCGACACCGATGAAGTTAAGCTCACACGAAAGCGGGATGCCAGCAAGTCCACCCTAGAGCGCACCACGAAATTAGAGCTGGAGACCAAGCTTAAAGTTGACTATAACGAGTTTCTCAGCATCTTCTATATCTCTTCGCATGAGCAAAAGAGTTTGTTTGACCCGGCCTATTTGCGGAAGTTCTTGATTGGAATTTTCAATCTGGATAGGTACTCCAAGCGATACGATGTTTTATCTGCTGAATATCGTGGCCTACTAGCGGTTGAACAGACAACCAAGAAGGTGAATCTTCCCCTGTTAAGGGCCCGTGCCGAGCGTGTTAAGAAGATCATTACAGCCATTAAGGTTAAGGGCGCGACGAATGACCAAGCAAGTTCAAAACTCGATGCCATTAACAGCGTGCTGTCGAATAAGTGGGGAGAACTCCGGGCCCACAAAAGTTACGTGCAGAGAAATGTAACACTCATAAATCAGCACAAGTGTAATGCTTGCGGCCAGAAGATTCACGAGGATTATAAAAAGGCTCTTTTAGCGCAGGTTCAGGAACGGGCTAAGAAGCTTAAAGACTTCGAGGCGATCTTGCGAACAAAGCAGGCAGAGGTTGAAAAGAAACAGGCGATTGTTCAAAAGCGCATAAACGAGACCAATGATCGCGTCTTTAAAGGAAATCAGATTTTAACCCGTATCAGTGAGCGGGCAAGGGACACCGGAAATACGGTCAACGTGGACAGGATTAAGGCTTTGGAGCAGGTTCTTCCAATTCTGAATCCGCGAGGGTTTCCGGCTTACCTGCTTCAAATTTATATCCCGGTAATTACAGAGACCACGAATAATCTTTTGCAGATCATTTTCCCGGATATGCGGGTGAGTATCCGAACCGAGAAACCAGAATCAAATCAGCCGGATTTTAAGCCGCTCATCCATAAAGAAGATAACATTCAAGAGATGTCCGATCTTAGCGGCTCTGAGCGGGCCCTTGTCAATCTCTGCTTTCGGCTCGGGACAATGGTTGTTTATAAGCAGCTTTGCAATACTATGATTGATTTCTTTATGGTGGACGAAGGCTTCGAGAAAGTTGACGATGAAAATTCTCTAAGAGTCATGGAACTGTTCGAGAACTTCATGGAGATGGGTTATCTGAAACAAGTCTTTTTGGTAACGCATAAAGACATCCTCAAGAAACAGGCAAACATCAATTATCTGGAGCTTTAAATGCCGAGTAATTTTCCAACCTTAACAGAGAAGCAACAGGAAGCGGCCTGTCGTGGAGAAATCTGCCCAAGGTGCCAATCTAGGAATATAAAATCTGTGGGTATGAGCCCGCAATATGATGCTGTAAATGAGCATTTTGATTGTCAAGACTGCGGCATGCAGTGGGAGGGTTATTGATTATGACTTGGAATGAGTTTAAAGAATTTGTTGATAAAAAATTAACCGAAACACAGAAAGATTATAACATTGATTATATAGATTTTTCTTGGGCAGATATTATGCACATCGAAACTTATATAGATGACAAAACTCAAGAAATTGTCATTCATTAAAGGAGCTTAAAGATGACTGTGCGAGAGTTAATAAATCGGCTTAAAACTTTTGACCGTGATATGGAGGTCAAAGTATTCGATTATATGAATAATGGCACTATCGCAAGTGTGGAAAATGACGCTGATGGGATAGTTACTATTCACGGGTCAGAGGAATTAGGCACCTAAAGGAGATTAAAAAAATGATTAAGATTAAAACAGGTGGTAATGCGGTATTGGTCGGTACGCTCATCCCCGTTGGTTCTCGTGATGAGGCTGATAGTATTAAGGGCGTGTCTCACTTTTGCGAGCACATGCTTTTTAAAGGCACCACAACTCGGTCTAAGGATGATCTTACCCGCACGGTTGAGCAGTATGGGGCCCAGTTTAATGCTTGGACGAGTGAGGAACACACTTTCTATTATATGACCATCAGCAGCAAATATCGGAAGGTTGCTCGGGAGATTATTGATGACATGGTGCACAATTCTATCTTCCCGGCCAGCGAGATTGATAATGAGCGTGAGGTGATTATCCAAGAGCTTAAAATGTATCAAGATAATCCTCAGGCATCTGTTTTTGAAGAGGCGCAGAAGTCCGTTTTTAACAAAGGTTCTGGTCTGCACATTCCGGTAATTGGGACGAAAGAAACTCTGGCGAATATTTCTCAGCAGACCTTGGCCCATTATTATGCACAGCAGTATACAAAGATGGTTCCGATTGAAGTGGGTGATACGGATGACGAAAGGAATCAGATCATTCTCCCCAATAAATTTGCCAGGGAATCACAGGACTTTTCTCAGGCTGACCACATCGTTTCGCGTCAGGGCATTACGCAGGCCAACATGGTTTTGACTGGTCTGATGTATCAGGATACCTCCCGTGATCTCCATAAGCTGCGCGTTTTGGATGCCGTAATGAATGGGTTTCAAGGCCGCCTATTCAAAACTGTCCGGGAAGCGAACCATTTGGTCTATCATTGCAGTTTTAATTATCAAGTATTCAGCTGCGGAACCATCCAATATTGGGTGTATGCGGCCCTCAATGCGGATAAGATTCAACAAGCTCGGGCTCTTATTATCAATGAGTTGACTCGGCCTGTCTCGCAAGAGGAGTTGGATTTCTCACAGAGCAAGCTTTTCGGTGAGCATGAGTTGGCTCTGGACAGCAAGGCAAACATTGGTAGATTGCTTATCGGGTCGCTTTTGAATCATTATAATTATGAGGAGTTGTTGACGGGTTATAAGAACATCACAGTCTCTTTAAATGAGATCAATGCTTTTACACTTAAAGCGAACTTCTCAAACAGCAAACTCGTGGCTATCGTTCCGGCCTAAACTGGGGTGCCCATGAAGCGGCAAAGTCATAACATTGAATTCTTTAAAAAGGTCTTAGGAGAAGTATTCCTTGAGTATAGGAAGAAGCTCCGCATTAACAAAGACTGGAAAGTTAATGTGCAGTTAGGCCGAAATAAAGACCTTTTCGCTGAAGTAGTCTATGATTACAAGAAGCGTGAATTCACGGTCTATGTTAATGAGACCATGCACGGAACAATCCGCTCTCTGGAGGATTCAGTTATTCACGAATTCTGGCATATTCTTCTTACCCCCTACACGGCAAAATTAGAGGCTCTTTTGGAGGATGCGGGTAAAGAAAAGATTGCAAAAATCCCACAGAAACTCAAAGCCTTTAAGGTTGAGGAAGAGGCTATGGTTCGTAAGTTTACCCGGATTATTGTGGACATGGAACGGTATCAGAATGATCTTGAAAAAGAAATTCGATACCTAAAGAAAAAGGTGCAGAATAATGGAAGTTAGTCGTTTTAAGCGCGGAGCCTACCGCTTTTATCGGGTAAAGCCCGGCGTAGAGCTGCCCTCTGTGACTTCTATTTTAACGCTGCTACCTAAGCCGAAGATCGTTCTTTGGGCGGTCATGCAGACCATTAAGTACCTCGTGGGTAAGGGTAACTTGAGCCAGGATACGGTTTTTGAGGGTTTCGTCTTCCATAAGAAACTCTTGGACTCCTTGGCTGAAGAGGGCACCAATATTCACGAGATCATTGAAGATTATTTGATTAAGCATAAAGAATCAGATCACGAGGTTTTGGGCCGCTTTAAAAAGTTTGAACAGCAGAATGGTTTTACGATTGAGGCCGTAGAGTTGACGCTGTGGGATGAGAGCCCGGATTACCAAAGCGCAGGCACGGCAGATTTAATCGGGGCCCTGTTTGGCAACCCTATCGTACTTGATATTAAAACGTCCAAGGCAATCCGCCTATCCCATAAGATTCAGTCCTGTATCTATCGGGACATGTTTGAGAAAAGGACAGGGAAGAAGGGTTACAGTTCAGGGGTTCTTTTACTTCCCCGAGACTCTAAGAAAAAGGTCGAGTTGTACGTGAACACCCCAGCGGAAGAGGGTAACTTTCGAGCGATCTTTTCACACTTAACTAAGCTCTTTCAATTACTGCTTAAAATAAAAGAATTAGACTTGACTTAGTTAAAATTTCATGGTATACTTGAGGTGCGGATAAAATGCGTAAACCGAGAAGAGACAAGTTTGAACAATGGATTGATCGTCACAACCATAAGCTTGAGTTAGTGCGGACAATCTTTAACGTCATCAGTGGGATAGCGGGAACGGCTGCGATCTTAAAAATTTTAGGGGTCTTTTAGGCATGGGTAAACTGGAAGCTTTGAAACAATACGTTGAGCAGAACCGCGAGGCCGCAATTAAGCATTGTGCAGAAACCTTTAGGTTCGATCAATACACGGATTCAGACCTCTTTTATAGAGCAGTGTTCTGTCTCTTAGTGCCTGCCGGAAACGCAAAGCGGGCCGAGGAATGTCTCAAGCAGCTTCAAGCAATAGACTATCAGAATAAGCCTGTTGATTCGATCTCACTGTATACAATGCTCAGGCCCTATATTCGATTCCCGGAGCAGAAAGCAATTCGGCTGCACAGTTTTAAAAAGATGTCGCGGGGATTTATCGCTTATCTGCGAAAGAATTATGGTAGTGTGGACGGGGCCTATTTACGGCAAGCCTTGGTACAGCGGGTTTCCGGCATGGGTTTAAAGGCAGCAAGTCATTTCTTACGGAATATGGGCGTTACAGACCTCGCCATTATTGATACACATATTTTGAAATATCGGGTTTGTTTTATGCCACAGTATGAGCAACAATGCTTACCCACAAGCCCTGCGAATTACCTCAAACTAGAGGAGCATTTTAGGGTCTGGGCTCACGAAACTTTTAATTTGACTGTCGCACAGGCTGATTGGTTAATTTGGTGCTTTGAATCCGGCAATGCCGTTACAGACTTAAATTATTAGGAGACTACCTTTATGCAAAAATTTTGGACTCAGAATAATATCGACATCCTCACCACTTATTTAAGAAATGGCCTAGACCGGAGAGAGATCGCTCGGAAGATGAATGTTTCCTTTGATGCCGTGAGCGGGGCGATTACGCGATATGATCTTAGTCAGCATATTGTTCCTCGGGTGAATACGGAAAAGTTCCTGGATAACGCTGATCTACCCGCCCTAAATGATACGGGTTTTGAGGATGCTAAGAAGGCCGCCAAGTTGATCTGGGCACTACCTAAAACTAAGCGGCCCGCGAAAAAGCTGGGAAAATTTGAGACTGTTTTACTTTGGCCGGATACGCATGTACCGCATCACAATATTGCGGCGTGCAAGTCCGTTCTTCAACTGGCTTCTGATGTCTCCTTTGATAGAATTTATATTGTCGGAGATTACATGGACTTGGGCTGTATTTCCCACTGGAACAAAAACAAGCATAAAACTTTGGAAATGAAGAGGTTAAAAGAAGACTACATTTTAGGAAACGCCCTACTGGACGAATTGGATAAACGTCTGCCAAAGAACTGCCAGAAGCATTTCCTTAAAGGGAACCACGAAGAGTGGGCAGACCAGCTCGTTGAAGAAATGCCCGCATTGCAGGGCTTAATTGAGCCGGAGAGTATGCTCTTCCTTAAAGAGCGCGGATATTCAGTTTACCAGTACAATGCTCTCGTTAAAATGGGCCGCCTCTATTTGACGCATGGTATCTATGCGGGTGGAAATACGATTAAAAAGCATTTGGATGATCTCAAGGTGAATATTGCTTTTGGTCATACCCACACACTCGGTTTGCAGCTTTCAGCATCTCCGGCTAGGGCTATCGCATTTGCGGGATATAACATCGGCTGTCTCTGTGACCTGGCCCCTGATTATATGCGGAATCGTCCGAATGCTTGGACACACGGTTTTGCCGTAGCCTATGCTTACCCGAATGGTTATTTTGATGTGGAGTTAATTCGGATTATTGATGGTAAGTTTATTTTCAACAATAAAGTTTATTCTGGAAATGCCTGATGGGTAAGACTTTTAAAGAAGACGATCTGAGTTCTGAGGCGGCATATCGACGTATGAGAAAATCTTGGGCGTTTAATCCCGCTACTCGAATTAAGCCCTCGGCAAAAGTTTACAAAAGAGGACAGAGTAAGCAGAATTTCAAGAAAGATTTATTGGAGGAATAACCAATGAGTTACGCAGATAAGATTGAGCTGACAAATCTAAAATCACCTTCCGCAAAAGAGATTGAGCTGTTTGTTGGAAAAGCCAATGCTCTCGGGTATGCCGGAGTTTGTTTACAGCCGGGTACGCTCTCAATCGCGGCGAAGGTTCGGAGACCAGATTTAAAGCTCATCACAGTTGCAGGCTTTCCCCCGATTGCCATGTTTCCTATGCTTATGAACCCGCAGTTTAGCCGGGCTCTGGCGATTCATCTTGGTAAATACAATGTTCAAGAGGTGGAGAATATCAAGCGCATTATTGATACAGGCTTAGCCGATGAACTCGACCTCGTATTTCCGATTCAATGGTACGCCACAGGAAAGATCAAAAAGATTTATCGTTTTTTGAGCGGTGTTAAAAAGCGGTTTAAGAAGCCCGTTAAAGTAATCGGGGAACTTGGAACTCTCATTAAGAGTCGAATCAATCTGTATGAAGTTTATTGTTTGATAGCGGATTCTGGCGCGGATTATTACAAAACAAATACAGGTCTCCTCGTGCAGGATTTTAATACCTTGACGGTATCGTATCAGCATCTTCAACTGCTTATTTCAGACATGGGCCTGCCCCGGTTAAAGATGAAGGCTTCCGGTGGTATTCGGACAGAGGAGCAAATTAACGCACTCCTCAAGCTCGGGGTGGACAGGATTGGAACGAGCTCAATTACCCCTACGGCTGTTGTGGAAGGAGGTCAGAAAAATGAAACGAATAAAGGAAATCCCCGCTGAAATTGATGAGATCATGCACTATTTTGCTAAGGTTTTTGCAGATTCTATGCGAGACCCGACGCAGGATAAAGAAGACCTCTATCACGATCTGGTTGTACTTTACTTGGAGACTTTGCAGACACCTAAGCGCGGCCTGAACCCGGAGAATAAAAATCACTGGTTCATGTTTTTCAAGAGTAATCTAATCAATCGGTATACTCGGGCTTTGAACGCAAGAAAAATGTTGGTCAAAGTCACAAAGGATGTTGCGGCTTATTATGAAAATATCAAAGATTAAAGCTAACCGAAGACTTCAATACCAGGCCGCTAAATTGCCAGAGGACTTGGTGCAGTTTCTTACGCCTTTGCAGTTAAAGGTATTGAAGTGTTATCTGGCAAATTATACTTACCAGGAAATAGCGATTGAACTGGGCATTGGGCACCGTAAAAAGGCGAAGACTTTAGACATTCTTTTGGAGATTGGCCGAGCTTTGGGTTTGTATCATGTTTTGGAATGTGAATTAGTTTTACCGAAAGAGCAGAAATCAGAAGATTTTATTAAGGGTTGGGTAAGCTGTAGAAAACTGATTTGGAGATTGATTAAAAATGAAGAATCCCGGTGGAAGACCCTCAAAATTCGAGATAACAACTCGGCGCGAGAAAGTTAAAGAGCTTTATCTCAGGGGCAAAACGATTAGTGGGATTGCTACTGCACTCGGTGTGGGTTATGATGCAGTGGAGTCTGACGTTCAATTTTTGCAGGCCAAGTACACGAAGATGGTCATAAATAACCCCCATCTCGCGGAGCGACAGTTTGCTAAAGTTGAGCAGATGCTCGATGAGATCAGCATTACTAAGGCGAAATACTGGGACATTTTTAAAGAACTCGAAGACCGTGTGGAAGCAAGCAATAAAATCGTTGCAGATTGGGAACGCGAAGTAAAGGTGGCAAAGGCCCATTTAGCTGAAGTTGAGAAGGGTGATGACCAGAAAGCAATCCGGCAGGCCCGCCGAGCACTGGATTTTATCAGTAGGCCGCCCAGAGTTTCCACCTATGTGTCACAGCGAATTGATACCTTAAAGGCTATCTTGGATAGGGTTGAGAAGGAGTCAAAGCTCTTGGGCCTCTTTAACCCGCAGCAGTTGATTGATAAGAATTATGTTTCTATTGAAGTCTTAAAAACGGTCATGTTGGTTATCCGCGAGATCATTATGGATTTGATTCCAGAAGACCGCAGAGGATATGCCTTTCAAAGATTACGGGCAATAGACGTGCAGGCTGTACGGACAGAAGATGTGGTGGATGCCGAAATTTTGGATAGGCCTGTTGAAGCGACACCAGAGAAGCCAAAGATAGGAGCACAGGCCGAGGTTCCGACAGTCGCGGTAAAGACACAAGAATGGCCCGCTGGAACCTACCCCTATAACACAGAGGCACCTAAAGTGGAGGAGCCTAAACCGACGCAGCCCGAATCGACTGAATCCAGTTTAGACGATGTGGAGTTATAAAAATGGGTGATGAAGTAAAAAATGTATGGGATGGTTTTTGGGTTGATGCCGAACAAACGAGTAAGGTAAAAGCCTCGAAGTTCGCTATTCAGCCTGTCCCGCCCTCAGTCTTTTTTAAGGATTGGCTTAAAACCCCGCTCTTCCCCCGGCAGCAAAAGGCCGTGGATGCCTCCTTTATGAATGCGATTGAGGATATTTCAGATAAGTTTAATGAGTTCATCTTGGCATGGGGCAAAGGCAGTGGCAAGGACTTGACAATCTCGGAGCTTGTTTGCTATCTGGTTTATTGGCTCTGCTGTTTAAATGACCCTGCTGAGTACCTCGGGATTAAGTCTGGTGAACCGATTGATATTGTCAACGTATCTTTCGATGCGGCTCAGGCCCAAAATGTGTTCTTTGAAAAATTTAAGCGGAAGATTCGGGAGGCAATCGACCCCGTAACAGGAAAGAACTTTTTCGAGTCCCTCGGCATGGATTTGGATAAGGCGATCTTGAAGGGCGGCGTGCTCTTCCCAAAAAATATTCGTTGCTGGTCATTGAATTCAAAGGAGTTTAAAGCTGAAGGTATGAATGTTATCTTCGCTATTTTTGACGAGATCGGCACGTTCCGCTTTGACAAAGCCGTGGAGATTCACAAACACATTAAGACTTCAGCCAGAACCCGTTGCGCCCAGTATTACAAGCTCTTCTTCATCTCCTATTTAACTTCAGGAAATGATTACATGGCCTATTTGATTGACAAGGCCGAAGGCGGAGCAGCCAAGACATACTTTGATCGGGCGGCCACGTGGGAAATTCGTAATGCGGCAGACTGCCCGGAAGAGTTGAAAAAGTACACTGTAAAGCAGTCCACGTATCAAGAAGAATACGATGAAGACCCCGCCACGGCTATGCTGATGTATGAGTGCAAAATTCCGAAGTTTCGAGCAAACAGTTTTATCAAGAAAGCGTCAAAGATCACGGACTGCGTAAATCTGGATAGGCCCTCGCCTTTTATTATGGAGCCCGAGGAAGGCACAGATTATGACCGCTTTTGGACTCGGAATATCCTTGAGGAGGAATTGGAGCCGTGGTTCAGGCCGTATTCCACTTACGAGATTGATCTTTTGTTAAAGGAGTACGAAAAGAATCCTTCGGAAGATTTGGAAGCCCGGATTCGGACAGAGCGGGAGAGACATTCAAGTGCTCAATACTATGTGCATATCGACTTATCCCGTGGGGTTGTGGACTGTGCGGGTCTAGCTTTAGCGCATACTTACAGCATTCTTGATAAGCAAAAGATTTATGTTGATCTCATGTTGCAGATCAGGGCCCCATTACCAGACGAGGAAGGGCCAAAGGAGATTGACTTGGAGGGCATTTTAGACTTCGTAATTAAGGTTTTGTTTAAGAAATTAAAGTTTCCAATCGTAAAGATCACGGCTGACGGATGGAACTCAAAGCTCTTTCTAAACATCTGTGAGAAGCATGGGATTGAGGCCAAGGTTATTTCGCTCGAAAAAGATACCGGGCCCTATGACACCCTGAAAGATTATATCTATCGGGATGATCTGGTTCTTTACATGTATCCGCCCGTAATTCGAGAATTGACAGAGTTAATTGTAACCGATAGCAAAAAAATAGATCACCCTCGGAAATCAAAGTGGCGTATGCGCGAAGAGGGTTTAAATCTCGGGTCGAAAGATATTTCAGACTGTTTAGCTGGTATCGCAAGTTCGATGACCGAGGAAATAGACGATACTCCGCTCGAAGTAGCGGGTAGATAAAAGGAGGAAGTACAAATGGTAAAACGTATAACAGAAGGTGTAAATGATGTGGCTCGGAAGCCAAAGGGTGAAGTCCGTTTGAAGCCAACGGAACAGGTACGGGATAGATCAAAGGCCGTAGGTTTTGGCGGAGTCTCTGCCACCTATGATGCCCCTACTCCGTATGGTGTTGACACTATCCGTCAGTTGATCTTTTCGACTGTTTGGGCGGAGACCTGTATCAACACTATCGTAGACGAGGTTGTGAAATATCCACTGTTCACTTCTCCGACGGACGATAAGATCGAGGCTTTCTTGCAGTATCCCTCAGCAAAAGACCCGCTCTTTATGATAAGAAAAAAGTACCTCAAGGACATGCTCCGTTGGGGTAATGGGGCCTGCGTTGTAGCGATGAAGGGCAGCAAGCCGAATGGTTTGGTGGTCGTTCCCGGCTATACTTTGCGGGTAACGGATAAAGAGCCCCAGACCTATGTTTTTCTGAAGATCGGAAGCTCCTCTGAGTTTAAAACCGATGAATCCGGTGAGATCATTGAGCTTACTGATAAAGAAGTCTTACACTTCTGCATAGACCAAGACAGTGATTCTACCCTCGGGCAGAGTCCGCTGAATCGGGCCTATCTGGATTTGACCGCTGATAAAGAATCCACGCAGAAATTAACGGACTTCCTCAAGAAAGGTTTCTACAAACCATTTTTCTTGTCTTTCGAGAAAGGCTCCCAGATCAATCGTAAGGATTTGGAAAGCTTTGTTGAATATACAAATGGTTTGGTCGAAGAGGGCGCAAAGGCCATGGGTATCAATAAGAAGGCCGATTTCAAAGACATTCCTTATCTGACCGCTGCGGAGATTATCGAGCTTCAGCGTTGGATTGGTTTGAAGATCGCCTCGGTTTTTAAGGTTCCGCCTTTCATGCTCAACTTGGTGCAGGATGTGGGGTCTTTGAATGCCCGCGAACAAAAGGCCCGCTTTCTGGAAAATGTTGTTATGCCAATCTTGGAGTATGAGGCTCACCTTTATACGTTGGTCATTGCCCATAAGGGTTTCAAAAATGAGGACACGGTAATAACCTCCCATGTTTTAGGGACTAAGTTGAATTATGACCGAGCCCGCATTGCCCGCTTGTTGGCCGGAGCCACGATGGAGATTTTGACTCAGGATGAAATTCGAGCCTTCTTCTTCAATCTGGGCCCAATCGGTAAAGGTAAGACAAAAGATAAGCAGATGGACTAAGTAAATTGATAAAGGAGAAAAGGAATGGCTGAACTCAAACAGTTAATCGCCACGTATCAGAAGGATAATTCTCCCGCTCTTGTTAAAATTATGCAGGCTCTCAAGCCCTTGGAAGAGGCTACAAAGAATGCTCGTAAGTTATGCTTCCAGCTTGACCCGAATAATATGAACAAGATCAATGAATTGCAGTTGCGTATTGCGGGGCATAAATCGCAGCTTCAGGAAATCTTCAGTAAGGTCGAGGCTTTGAAGCGCAATAAGGAGCTTGCGGCCTACATGGAGTTGAAGGTTCGTGCTGAGGAATCTGAGGGTCAAATTAAGTTTACGGATGGCGCGAGTAAGATGGAAGCTGCTTTTATTGTTGCAGATGAGCGGCGTGTGCTGGCCCATATCGAGGGTCTTTTGAAGTCGGCTGATGATATTCTCAAGACCTGCCGTAATTTGAATAATGGGCAAGTTGATGATAAAGAGTCTCCGTTGGATAAAGAGACTAATCTGGACAAGTAAATTGTTGAGTGTTCGTGCGAGGAGGTGACTTAAATGGATAAAGTTACGATTGTAAAGGTTGTGGCTTGTGTGGTTGGCGGTATCGTCGCTATTACGGTGATCTCCACCCATCCAATCCAGGTTGTTTTGTTGGCAGTCTGCGCGGCGGCTTATATTTATGCCGAGAAAGTTGTGAAGTAATATGTTACAATCTAAAACTACAGTTTTTGTAGAACTCGTTTGTAAGTGGGATAATCGGGTTATTCCGAATGTTCTTTGGGCTGACCCCGATCAAAATATCGCTGAAATTGCAATTACAGATGCCAATGGTTGTTTCATTCGGCAAGGTGATACGATTTTAAGGGGAATCATTCGGGGTGATTTTTTTCTGACTCCGAAGAAAGGCCAATAATGCCCACGTACAATTACGAGTGCCAAAATTCTGAATGTAAGCACGCCTTTGAGGAGATGCAATCTATTACTGCACCTAAGCTCAAGGCGTGCCCAAAGTGTAAGAAAGACTCCTTAGTTCGCTTAATTGGGTCTGGCAGTGGTGTGATCTTTAAAGGAAGCGGGTTTTACGAAACAGATTTTAAGCGTCCCGCTGAGGCCGCAGCAAAGGCCAGAGAGGAAGAATAATGCTCCCATACGAAATTAACGATACGTGTAAAGAAGCCTTCATCAATCTGGTGGCCTCGGACTCTCAGTATCATGGCAGAACTTATTGCTACTTTGAGCCCTATGAGCACAGATCAAAGGCAAAGCACTGGCCCCTCGTGGATAAAGCTACGGGATACGGTATTGTTATTCCCTTAGCCGCCGAGGACATTCAGTTCATGGATAAGGACGTACTTCAGCGCATCTTAAAGAAGGCTTTAAATCCAATGGTTCAGTTGGCTGTTTCTAAAACTGAGCAGAGCAAGCCTGTGGATTATTCAAAGAATCCTTTGAAAGCTGCTGGGCGTTTGAGTAAATTGTTGCATGTTGAGAAACTGGCGAAGGTCACAGTTGAAATCTATGGTTGGTCAAGCATTCTCGTTTAAGGGGTAATTATGGGCTTATTTGGTTGCAAACATAAAAAAGTCTCTCGGGCCTTCTTGAAAGCTCCTCGGTTTAATCAGGAGGCTGCGATAGAATACCAATATTGTGAGCACTGCCATAAAATTTTAAAGTGCAAAATCAAATTGGTAGAGGCTTTTCAATATCCTGTGGTGGCCCCGCGACCTAAACCACAGCCCGTGGTGGTAAAGCCCCGAGTTGTTGAGGTTACACCACCAGCCATAGTGGAGAAACCAAGGGTTGTTGCTCCCCCGGCCCCAGCTGAAGAGACTTTTGTGAAGAAGCCTGCAAAGCGGAGAAATCCCGGCAGACGGCCTTCGACTACGGAAGCCCCCGCAGGCACATCTTTGGGTGGTCTTGCAAAAGCTTTCTTTAGTGAGGAAAATCCCGAGCAGCGGGCACAAGAGGATAATGCTACACAGGATGTCTTAAAAGAGGTTTATGGTAAGTTTGAGGATGACTCGGACGATGACGATATTGGCGAAACTGTTAGGCTCGAATCTCCCGATGAAGCGGAAAGCCGTTTTGATCGCAGTAGACGTAAGAAATTACGAAGGGGTTAATATTTATGCGTAGGATTAAAAACTTTGACAAAGTAAAAGACCTCATCAAAGCAAAGCTCCCAGATTATCTCAAGGAGCTGGGCTTACGGGTTGAGGGAAGCAAAGTACAGTGTCCGCATACTGAGGCACATGAGCACGGGGATAAAGAGAAACTCTCCGCAGCTTTTTTGCCACAGTCTCAAAATAAATTGATCTATTGTTTTGTTGAGGATAGGGTTTTTGACATCTTCGATATTTATGCGCTGAAAACGGGGAAGTCTACCACAGGCGCAGCGTTCTACGATGTCCTCAAGGTCTTGGCCGATAAGTACCAAGTGCCCTACGAGGAGGAATATGAATTTTCCGTTCAGGAGCAGGAACGCCGGAGAAAGCGGAATATTCTGGAAAAGCTGCATGGTCTCTCTATTCAGCACGCAAAAGAGGGTGTGGAGCTTTATAAGAAGCGGAATATCAATAAGGATAAGCTCCTGCATTGGAAGATAGGATATTTGAAGCCGGAGTATGTTCCTGAAGACGTGGCGAAGGATTTCAAAACGCTCTTTGACTATCGGTTATTGGCGGTTTTTACTCATCATGCACTGGTCATACCCGTATTGGACGAAGATCAGCAATACATTGGGTTAATCATTCGTCAGTATGGTGCCCAAAAAGGCAGCGAGTATTTGAACATCAGCATGAGCGGTAAGAATCTCTTTAATATCAATAATGTCCGTGGAAGTGAGAGCATTACTGTGGTTGAAGGGGCTTTCGATACCATGGCCCTTTATCCCGAAAAGAATGTCGTGGGCTGTTTGACGAATACCCTGCACGATGCCGATTTGGAAAAGATCGCCACGATTAAGCCAAAAAAGATTCGGATGGCTCTTGACCCTGACAACCTCTTCCAAGGCACTGCGCGAGATGGTTTCTTGAAGGCTATCTTGAAGATGAAGAACCTGGACTCCGAGATAGAGGTGGTCATTATCCCCCATGATTCGGAGAATAAGCCTGACCCAGATGAATACATGAAAACCCACACTCTTCAGGAGTTCAATAAACTTCCGAAGATGGGTGCTCTTACTTATCTGTTGAAGAACCATGAAAAGAGCGTTATTAAGGCCGAGCAGATTTATGAATTTATCGCAGGCTGCCCCAACCTTATCCGTAAAGAGCAATACATCAATGACTGTTCTAAGTTTTTAAACATTGGTAAGCGACAGTTGACTCGGGCTATTGAGGGCATTAGTGAGAAAAAAGACTCATTTAATATGATTCAGTACGTCCAGGAAAAGGATGCGCTGGAGGATTTGCTTGAGTCTTTCACTGAGTCCGCTTGGAATAAAAATTACGTTGGAACTCCCACAGGCTTTCCCTTGTTTGACCGGAAGTTTGGCGGTTTTGAAGACACGCTCTATCTTTTAGTGGGGTATCCTGAGATGGGGAAAACGACGTTTCTATTAAACTTCTTTTATCATTTGATTCAGGCCAAGGATACCTTTGTTGCGCTCTACTCCTTGGACGATGGGGCAAAGCGGGCCATCCTTCCCCGGTTGATGAGTATTGCTTCCGGCCTAACCTCTAAGCAAATTAAGCAGCCTACACAGGAGATTAAAGAGGCCTGGTTCGGTGGTTTAAAGAAGCTCGAAGCTCTCAAAGATAATTTTATTATCAAGGACGGCTCAGAAGTACGAACCTTGCAGGACATGGAAAACTATGTTAAGATTCATGCGGCTATGGCAGAAGAGAAGCGAAAGAAGTTTATTATCGTCATAGACAACTTGCATGATATTGTGGCTTCTCACAAGTTTGAGGCGGTTCAGAATTCACAGCGGGTAGCCTCCTTTTTAAAGAGATTGCCTCAAGAGATTGGGTGTCCTATTATTGCTACGGCAGAGGTTCCTAAATCAGCCGATGCAAAGCCTAGTGGTAAAGACATCAAAGAGTCCATTGATCTTTGGTATGCGGCCCGTTTCGTTGCGGGTATCTTTTCAAACTTTCATGTAGCCAAGAATAAGAACCAAACAAACCTAGCCTGGCAAGATGAGAGCGGGAAGTTTCAGCCAATCATGGAGTTATTCGTATCAAAGAATCAAACGGGTGACGCAGAACACGGTTCACTCTTCTATAAATTCAGTATGACCACCAATCAGTTGACTGAATGCACAGAGCGGGAAACTACCCTCTTAGCTGCCGGGCAATTTATTGGTGCAATGGGCGAGTAAGAAAGGAGAAATAAAACATGTTTCAACTCACCTCTAAAGAGGCGTATGAGGAAATGATTCGGACTAACAAAATCGGTAAACGGCAGGAACAGATTTGTAGAGTCCTGAGTGAGTTTCCCTTCCCTATGACGAACTTGGAAATTTCACATTTTTCCGGTTTGCCAATTAACTCCGTAACACCTAGAGTTAAAGAACTTAGGGAAAAGGGCGTTATTGCTGAGGCCTTCCGTAAAGTTGACCCCGCGACTGGGCGCAGAGCGATTGCCTGGAAATTGATCTAAAATGAGTCGATCACGCAGAAAGCACGCAATTTGGGCGCGAGGCAGTGAGAAGGGTGATAAACGAAAGAATAATCGCCGCCTAAGAAAACGCTGTAAAGATGCCCTGCAAAAAGGTAAAGAAGTCATGCCGATTATGCGGGAAGTCTCTGACCCTTGGGATATGACCAAGGATGGTAAAATAGATGTAAGGCCGGGAAGTTCTGATTATCAAAAAGCACTGAGAAAATAAGCGAGGCATACCGTGGACGAGATTAAAATTGTTTCAGAGGGTTTCATGTTCATTGATAGTGAGGGCCAAAAATCTTTGAAGCCAGAGCAATTAGACGAGATTTCAGAGATAGGCTATTTTTTGCGGGTTCAAATAGATCGCGGTGTATACACCACCTACGCTCCAGTCGATGTTCAAACTTATTTTGATAATGAGGGTGCCGCCCGAGCCCGTGCTAGAGAACGCTGTTTAAAACGCCTAAAGGGGTTTGCCGATGGTAAAAGAGACTCAGCTAAAGATTCAAAGGGATGAGCTCCTTTATCTTAATTCTCGGCAGAAATTGACTCGGAGAAAGCCGCAGAAATGTTTGGGTGGTTTTTATTACCTTGAAGTTATATATGAGGAAATCCTTTATCGTAAATGCCGTTTTATTGCAGACCCACTAACTTTTTGGGCTTCGCAAGGTGTAGCTTTACGGGCAAGGCTATTTAATGAAATCTTATTTGAAATTAACAAAAGAGGTGCATGTGAAAATCCCTTACAATGAATTATTGCTCGATAATATCAATCGGGCCTCCGGTATGGAGTTGGAGGAGCTTTCGGCTATCTGTGGGTTAGTGAAAATGAAGCAGCCAAAGACTATCCTTGAAATCGGTACAAAGCATGGCCGTACTGCAATCAATATGGCGAATGTTGCCCCCGCAGACTGCCACATTACCTGTGTGGATATTGAGCATCTCGATCATACGGCTATTGCGGGTTATTTAGCTTTTCGTAAATTGCAGTTCATAACGGGCGATTCTCTCAAGTTTGATTTTAAGACACTAAAGACCAAATTTGATTTTATCCTCGTGGATGGTTGTCACATGGCGGAATGGGTAAAGAATGATACCAAAAAGGCTTATCAGGTACTAGCCCCCAGGGGTGTAATTGTATGGCATGATTACGGAAAGCCCGCTAGTTACACAACAATTCAAGTGAAAGAAACCTTGGATGCCATGAAAATTTTTCCCACAGTTATTCCGGGAACGAGTTTGGCTTATAAGATCGTAGGCTAAGATGTCTGAAGTCAACTCTGGACTCATTAAGATAGCCCTACTCTCCAATTATCGGTATAAGAAACAGCAGATCGCTGCCGATGAGGTGGGTTTTACTCTGGGCATTTCTGATATTAGCGCGTACAGTGAGTCGGGTCTTTTGACTGAGATAGAAATTAAAACATCAAAGTCTGATCTATGGCAGGGCGAGAAAGCAAAGGCTGACAAACATCAAATTTATCGAACTTTGGAGATGTCTTTCAAGGGCCTAAAATATCCGAAGTGTATTATTCCAAATTACTTTTTTATATGTGTTCCGACAGCTCTCTTGGATGAGGCGAAAAAATGGGTCTTGACAACAAACGAAAAGTATGGTATAATTGAATTCCAAGATGTGAAAGCTACAAATTATTGGATACCTCGGCCTGAGGATACGGTCTACACTACCCGAAGAGCTAAGTTGCTGCATTCGGAACCCTGCTTAAAGGCTCTTCCAATAATCGGGCGTAGGCTTTCTTCTGAAACTATTTGTTTAAAAAGTTCTTTACGTGAAATACAGAAATCCTATAAAAGCCTGTCAGATGAATTTTTTGCATTAAAGAAAGCAATTCCACCGGAGACTCAGAATGTGCTCGTGCCTAACGATAATTCGGAAGCGGGTAATAAAGCGGAAGTACATTTACCTGACGTTAGGTGATGGCCGGGTAATCCGACAGCGGAGAATAAAGAAATGATGCACTTTATTGTTTCAGTTCTGAGTACGGTTCTTGCCAATATTCTCACGTTCTTTCTTTATCAAGGCTTTGTAAACTCATACTGGGGCAGGAACGGTAGAGAAGAGGTATCCCGCTGGTTCGACCAGTTATCGAAACACATGAGGAAACTTAGGAAGGAGAAATAAAATGCCCGAAGAAGGTCAATATCAACATGATAAAAAGTGCAAGAAATGTAAAAAGCGCATGGTCTATATCGTTGACGCTGGAGATCATTTCGTCTTCGTTTGTAAGGCCTGCGGAGAGACTTGGAACGCCTAATGGAAATCATTAAAGATGACATCTGGGGTTATCGGGTTTGCGGCTACGTCGTAATTCCCACAAATGGCACGGTTACTCGGGCTGGTCAGGCCGTAATGGGCCGGGGCTTGGCGCAACAGATGGCTAAAAGGTATCCCGATTTCCCGAGGCTCCTCGCGCAGCATCTTTTGACGGACGGAAACACACTGAAGGTCTGGCCCCAATATAGTGTGATAACCTTCCCAGTAAAGCACAACTGGCAGTATAATGCCGATCTCAGGCTTATTGAAGAATCCGCAAAGGCCCTTGGAGATTACTTGACGGCTCAGGTAGATAATCCATACGGTCTAGCGGTCTATTGCCCTAAAGTTGGCTGTGGTAATGGTCGGCTCTGCTGGGAAAATGTTGAGCCAATCTTAAAAAAATATTGTCCACAAATAACCATTGTTGATAACGGTGCAAAATGAAAAATCAAGTGACAATCTCAAGGCATTCCGGCCTCGGTGAAGTCTCCCGCGAAAACTGGAAAGACCTTATCTCCAGTCTGGTTCTTGCTGGCTATGAGGTGTACGGTGATGAGGAACAAGTGATCTTTACACTCAGTGATGATGATACGGTTAAGGAGATCGAATGAAATCTATTTATTTAGTTTGTGACAAAGACAAAAATCCTTTCTTTACCACGAAGACGGGAGACAGATACCGAATGGTCTGGGCCTTCAAAAGCCCGGAAGAGGCAAAGGATTCATGCACCACACCTGAGGATACCATTGTTGAGTTCAGGCCTGTAAAGGCCAAGTAATTTTGGAGGCTATATGAACTTGAAAGAAGTCGCGGTATTTAAAACACTCCGCCACATGGAAACAGTTCGGAATTATTTAAATACGGTTATCAAAGAGCTCTTAACCCGTGGAGAGCGTCACGATCAGTCGAAGTTACAGAGCCCAGAGATAGAAATTTTTGCTGAATACACGTGCAAGTTGCGGGGGCTTACCTATGGCTCTCCCGAGTACGCCGAAACTTTGAGCAAAATTAAACCCGCAACAGATCACCATTTTCTGCATAATTCGCACCATCCTGAATATTTTGAGAACGGTATCCAGGGAATGACCCTGATTGATCTCGTTGAAATGATCTGCGATTGGCAGGCCGCGACTCTCCGACAGGCTGACGGAGACCTTTTCAAGAGTTTAGACATCAATCAGAAACGCTTTGGCTATTCGGATGAGCTCAAAAAAATCTTTATCAATACTGCCCATTGGCTAGAGAATCAACCCACCTTTCACCGTGGCGAGGAGAGTTAAAATGAAAGTTTTAAAAAATTTATTTGCAGCGATCATCGGTCTCTTAGGGGCAGCGGGTGGGTCTAAAAATTCCAGCAAAGCCTTGCGGCGTTACGGCATTCCGGGGCTGCTCACGATTCTCGCGTATGTTAGGCTCCATCCCGAGTGTGATTGGCTCGAAGCATTTTGGGCCTTGACAATTATGGGAATGTGTGGTATACTTAGTCTCGGTTATGGGATTCCGGGCGGAGATGATGAGGGCAGTGATTTAGGCCGCTTTTGGTACAAAATAACCCGAAATAGCCACCTTTGGGCTGATATTCTGACCCGTGGTACGGTTGGGCTTGGATTGGCCCTTTCGCTCATTGTGATGCCCATTTTGCTTGATTCTTGGGTGGTTTACGGGCTTTGCTCCCTGGGAATTACCCTTACATGGGCTTTTATCTCCTGGCAACCCTGGGGAAGCTTCGATTTTCAGTTCCGGGGTAAAGAATACCAGCTTTGTTACAGTGATCTTTGGGCTTACACACTTCTCGGAGTTTTTGCCAATATTATCATTTGGGAGAGCCTTTTGTCATGGAACATTTGTTTAAAATTTTAAATCAGACCTACCCGAATAAAGAGTGGCTCATCCGGGTCACTTATGAGCGGGCCAAGGGTGCAGTAACAGCCGGGCTGGTAACAGAGTACCTTCTTTACGTGGAAGACCGTGAATCAGTTTCGTTTGATTCCATGGACGCCTTAGAAAATTATATCTTTGATCTTTATAAGCACGCAGCATTACGTGAAGCTGAGGACATTATTAACGGGGTTCAGCCAACTGAAACAGACCTCTTTAACGAAGAAGATGCACAAGACCTGGAGAATAACGATGAATAAAGTTGCCGTAGTGGGTAGTCGTAATTTTGCTGACATGGAATTTGTCAAAAGTGTGGTCACACAAATCTGTGTTGATTATCCCGATATTACTGTTGTTTCGGGGGGTGCGCGAGGCGTGGATACTTTGGCACAGCAGATCGCAGAAGCACAGGGGTGTAAAACACAGATTTTTCCGGCTGATTGGGAACAGTACGGTAAGAGCGCAGGTGTTCTCAGAAACAATCAGATCGTGGCCCATGCGGATTTTGTGTTAATCTTTTGGGACGGAGAATCTGTGGGAACCGAGCACACACTTACGCTGACTAGAAAATCAGGAAAACCGTTTAATCTTTATTTTAGGCCAAATCCAAAAGCTTCGGAGGTAGACCTGTGATTATGAATCTTATTCTAGGCATCGGAGTAATTTTTATTGGTGGCGTTTTTGCAGTAAAGATTGCGAGCATTCTTGTGGTGATTTACAATTTGTTTCATAAAAAAGAGCCCAATGGTAACGAGATTTATCAGCAAAAGGCGTATGATCGTTTAATGGCAGAGCAAAAATAAACCTCCGGGTCGGTGGCAGAGCGGCTATCGCAGCAGCCTGTAAAGCTGCCGGACTTTAGTCCTTCGGTGGTTCGAGTCCACCCCGGCCCACCATAATTCTATGAAAAATAAACGTAAGTTTACAGAGAGCGGTTTTATCACCCCTAGAGGACGCTTTATTTCTATCGCAGATTATTGTCACGAAGATTACTGTGAAGAGCATGGTCTATCCAAGGATGAACTTCTCTGTGATAAAGGCTATATCGCTATCTCCGGTTGTATGCCTTATTTTGATGCCTGGGAAAAAATTACACAATCCCAGCTTGATACCTATTACGATTATTGTAAATTTTTTAAACAGCTCGAAGATTTTAAAACCTTTTTAAAAGAGTACCAGGAAGCACGAAAGGAAGACTGATGGTTAAACGAACCCTTTATTGTGAAATTTGTGGAAGTTCTCACGGAGAAGATTGCTGCGTAGAAACAGCTAAAAAGTCTTGCGTAGCCAGAACCCCTCTATCAGAGAAGGACTTTCATAGGTACGTCCAAATGATTCTGGATATGTGCGCCAGTGTTCTATTATTCAATCTTAGCAGAAAAACTTTTATTTCAAATCTGAAGACTGTATTGAAACAACTCGAAGCATGAGACTGGTCTATTCTGATTTTACTCTGCTTGAATGGGAATGTGTCATCGACCAAGTAACCTGCATGGGCCCTCGGCATTATTTCAACTATTCGATTGCGGCAAATGCCTGGACTTGTGGACTGCCTGAAAGTATTGAATTCTTGGAGGAAGATCATGGACTTGGGAGAAGCGCAATACTTAGCGATTACTTCACTGAATGAGTTTGGCCTGATTGAACAGGGCTGGCGTTTTGAATGGTCGCGGGCAAAGACATCTTACGGCACAGTCTATTATAGCTGTAAACTTTTACAACTCTCCAAGCCGCTCACAGCTATTGGCACATACGAACAGGTGAATGATACAGTCTTGCACGAAATTGCTCACTGCTTAGCGGGCCCCGAGCATCGGCATGATAAAGTTTGGTGGGGTATCGCTCGTTTAATTGGCTGTGATGGTACGATCTATGGGACTAAGGGTAACATTCCGGGAAAGTATCAGTACCGTTGTAAAAAGTGTGGTTATACCGCACGGTTTCACAGACCTTTAAAACATCTTCATCTAAGGTATCATGGAGCATGCGGTAAAGAGGGCCGTTTTGTGCGAGTAACAAATTTGGATTACCCAATACGAAATACGGAGGAATAAAAATGTCTGATGAATGTCGCTTTAATATCTATTTTAAATCTGGTCAAAAACAGACTATTGTCTGCACGGAATTGACCGTAACAAGGAATGCAAATGAGATTATCCGGTTAGCTTGGACTGGTTTGAGCAAACCCAAAAGCGTTATGTATATCAATATAGCTGAAATTGAATACATTGAAAGGACAGCCTAATGTTTGACGCCGAAGCTGAAGAGACAGGCCCGTACCTGTATGTACCACCCAGTACGCCGCCCGAAAGACCGTCTGAACCTGTAAATAAAACGAAGTCGGACGGCCTTTCCCCGGAGGATTCTTATTTTCTTTATACGTTATTCTTTTCACTCTTTTAACAGATCGCTATGAACTCTACTGCCAAATATCAAAAATATCGTCTGAGACTAATTGCAAAACAATTACGATATTATTATAGGCATAAAGCTAAGGTTAGTCAAACAGTCCGAGAGTGGCAAAAGAAAAATCCAGACAAACAAAGAGCATATCTCGAAAAATACAAAAAATTAAAACCCTGGCTAGTCTCTCTGTCAAAAGCTAAGGAGCGGTGTAAACGAGAAAAGACCGCTTATCAACGTAAAGGTATTAAGTGTGAGTTAGATAAAACAACTATTAAACAACTTTGGGATTCTTACCAAGCAGCTAGGATGAAGAGACCCAATTTGCATAGGTTTGATTCCGACAAAAACTATACCTTAGAAAATTGTGCTTTTGTTCCTCAAGAATTACACTCAAAACTTGAAGGTCTGCCGATTGAAGAGCAAAAACAGAAAATCTGGAGTTACTTGAATAACCCGGAGTTGAAAGCCCTGAACAGAGGAATAGCGGCCAAAAAAGGCGTAAGACTTCACCTAAAGAAGGGCCCCTCCGGGTTTTACGCCCTCAAAGGATAAATAATGCGATTACTTGATACTATTAAATCCAAAGTTGATAAAACCGTTAAATTTGTATTCCAATTAAGCGACGGTTTGATCTTTGAGATTGCCTATATCAATAAGGATGACGGCAAAGATATTTTATGCGTATCCTCTCAATCCGCATGTTTACAGGGCTGCAAGTTCTGTTATACAACAAAATTTCTTGGAAAGCTTCAGGTAAGAAATATTCGTTGGAATGAAATCTCCTCCGCAGTAGAGCAGGTCTATCGCATATTAAATTTAGACAATCAGAAACTCCTTTTGGTTTCTTATATGGGCTGTGGGGAACCCCTACTCAATATGACAGGTGTTTTCTCCTCCATGAATAGAATTCACAAAGTTTTTCCAAATTCCCGGTTTGCATTGGCCTCACTCTTTCCGCAGGATATGGTATGGCGGCAGTTTACAAATTTTGTAGCCTGTTTGATTGATAACCATATTTCGGTTAAGTTTCATTGGTCACTGCACTTTACGGAAGATTCCCGTAGAAAGCTTTGGATGCCAAAAGCCTTAACCATTACAGACTCCCTGGGCCCGCTGGTTTACTTAGCCAAAAAAGATTTTCCAATCGAAATCCATTACGCCTTAATTCAGGGGATAAACGATAGACCAGAGGATGCGCTTCGATTAAAGGAGTATGCTCAACAGATTAAAGCCTCCGTTAAATTTCTGCGGTATAACACGGATAGCCCCAAAACAACAAAAGAACAGGATATGCAGATCATTTCCACTGTTTTTAATCCTGTGTTAAGTCCTGCGGGTATCAAGACGGAGTATTATTGTCCACCCGGTGTCGATGTTGGGGCGAGTTGCGGACAGTTTCTTTTTGATTACTACTTAAAATATAATCTTAAAAGGAGCCCGGAATGAAAAGATATTGCCCGAAGTGTGGTCAAGCTTACGATGATAAGAAAGATCAGTTGGTCTCCTGTCCAAGATGCCAATTTGAGGGCTCTACGGCCTGTTGTAATCCAGCGGGTAAAAACTGTATTTGTGTTGAATGCGAAGAAAGTGAGTCTTAAATGACCGAGCCGCAGAAGCCCGAGGAGAAAATCTCGTTTTGCAGTATCCATCAGGTTCCTAATGATGACTGTAAAATATGCAATCTCACCGCCCATATTACTAACGCCAGCAAAATGGTTGACGGGCCGCCGAGGATTGAGCCGACGAAGGCGATTATTAAATTGTTGTTGGAAGAATATATGTTTCCATACACCTGTAATCCCGTAGGAAATTATTCCAGGCAGGGAATGACGCAAGTCATTGTAATGATTAACAACATTCTTTTAGAGCAGTGGCGGAAAGGACGAGAGACTGAGGTACAATGAACGCTCCCGAAAGATACCAGCGGTACTTAGAGCAGCCTGATTACGTCAAAACGTATACACACGGACTAGCCGGAAAGACGTATTATTCCGTTTATCTGGAGGGTAAGGCTTACGGCATTTTAAGGCGGGACGGTCATAGCTTCTTTTCCGGTGGTTTTATGAGCAAGACGAGGTATATCCCTGTTCAGTATCTTCTGATCTCCAAAACAAACCGTGGTTTTTGGTATGATCGCGGAGTTGAACTCCACACCGGAAAGTTGACCCCTGAGATCAAGGAATCCCTGGAAAACGCCCTTTTACAGGCCGATCAAGCGTGCCCGGCATGAGGAGTCCCGGAAATAAAATCGAATATCGCTGCCCGCGCTGCAAAAGTACGCATATTATTCCTGTCCAAGTTTTCGGCCAGAAAAGCCTTTGCTGTAATGACTGCCTTTAGTGGGCCCCTTGGAGAGAACGCTTAAAACAAAGCCTGAAATATGCAAACCAAAGTAGTTAATCTCCGCACAGATCGCTACGACGTTTACATAGGCCGCCCCTCCAAGTGGGGCAATCCGTATGAAATCCCCGAAGACGGTAATAGGGCCTGTGTCCTCCGCCGCTTATGTTGCCAATATGCCGACGGTGGAGGAGATAGCAAGAAAAATAACAATTATTCATAGCGCGGAGGACGTAGCTAAAAAAAATCCACTCTTTAATCGTCGGGAAAATAAAAGGAGATTAAAAATGAGTTCTACTGGACACTATGAAACTTTTAAAAATAAATTAGGAAATAAAGTTCGTGTTTACTCAAATCTTAGGACATTAGAATTTGTTGAAATGACCGATGATGAAGAAGCCGAGGTGTTGTGCATAGAACTAAATTATCAAGATATTTATGAAATTTTAAGAAAACATTTACGAATAACAGGCGGTAATACGGATTTAATATCCTCCGCGCCTGATCTTTTGGAGGCGTTAAAGGAACTTATTACCGAGCAAAATGGGCCACCTTTAATCCGCCATAAAGAATCTTGGGAAAATGCTATGCGTATGGCTCAAGAGGCAATCAATAAAGCCGAAGGAAAACCAACCACGGAGGACGGGAAAGAATGAAAAGATATTGCCCTAAATGCGGTCAGCCTTACGACGACAAGAAAGACCAGCTAGTTTCTTGCCCACGGTGACATCCTTATAGAACTCCTTAATTCCCTATAACTTACCCCCTACCTGCCCTATCTTATCCCCTCAGCGGGGCTCCGCTTCGCTCTGCCACCGCTTCGGGCCGCTACAGTGGCCCCTACGGGGCCTTTTCCTGGCACTTTCTATGAGACAGCACTGTGGGCCCCTCTGTAGCAGAACTGTTACTGTAGGGCATCCTGACGTTGCTGGAGGCCCTTTTGGAGTCATTTAAGGAATGAGGCGATTGTTGGCGGTAATTGTATCAGTTTTGTCACAGCAAGAACCTGTAGCACTCCTGCCACAGAATGTGTACTCCTGTGTATACATTGAGTCATTTGTGCGGGAAACTGTCGAATTTTGACAGTTCTATAGTTGAAGGCGCGATTTCTGTCAGAAAGAGTGTATGTTTTTTCTGACAAGAGAAATGAGTGTGCCGGAATTTCCGGTGAACTGCTCTGGACGGGGGTCTGCGCTGGACTGTAACAGGATTGTTAAATTACTGTCATGTAATGAGATGTAATTCGATGGCCTTTGCTGGGCCCGCTTGCGGGCCTTTGACAGTGCAGGGCTGTGGGGCTCAGCTCAGTTCAGCTCTGTGGCAGTGAGGCGAAGCCGTGCCGAGGGGCGGGAGTGGAACGGACGGCCCGAGGCTGGCTATCGCGGGGCGCACGCTATATCGGGCTAAACTTTGTATAACTTTCCGAACCGTCTTGTATGGTTCGATACATACGATTGTAGGGGATTGCATAAGGGCCGGAATCATGCCGGAGCGGTAGCGAGGGCTGATTCACGGCAAGCGGGCCGCGCCCGGCGGCCTATAGATCATGCGCTATACAGCATCCACAGGTCTAAATTCCATGCCATATAGGGTATAATTGACCACTTCTCCGATCATTTCTGACCAGATTTCCGGCAGATTATCCCCGCTCGGGACAAAAAGAAAGGGCTGAACGCCAGGAATCCCCGGCTATCCAGCCCATGCCCCATCATTCCAGGGGCTCTTTTCGACTCAATTAACCTACAATCCGGTGTATTCGCAATATTGTAGGGTAACAGACTTTAAGCGTACTGTAAATTAGTAATACCCAGTCCATTCAACTTTAATCGTTTATTATTTTGAATAATTGCCATTAAAACAAGGCTGGTGCCAGCGGGCGCATCAGAAAAATCGACTGTACCCGTTAATATACGGGAGCCAGTCTCGTATTCTCCGGCATCCGTTAAAGTAACAGGTAAAAGAAAGACTCCATTATCTATCGAGGCCTCTAACACTAAATCTGTATTCAATGTGATTGAATCTATGTCTGATTCAAAAACAACAACCCGAGCAGACAGTGGAGCTGCTGATAATGCCAGGGTTTTTGAGCACAGGATTGTATTCACGCCAGGAGTATATTGAGAGGGGATTGTTGTACTCAGCGTACCCCGATAGAATATAAACTCATCAATCTGACCAACCCAAGCAGTATCCCCACCCCCGAGCCACCACCAAGTTGGGTCAATGCCTATAGTGAGTTTTCCAGCACTATTATAAAAGTTTTTACCAACACCAATGTCCCGTGTTCCAACCAGGACAAAATCCATATAAAATTTTATGTACTGGCCGTTACGGATAATTTGATAATTATGCCATTCATTTATATTTATTGTTAAGGCATCAGATAAAACCTCTATCTTAGTGGTGCCATCCTCCGTAAACTCAAAACCAAGTTTAAGGTCTCCGGCATCATTATAAATATAAGAAAAATATGAAATCGTATCATGCACAGCACCATTAGATTGCCCAACAATGGGGGCATAGCCGCTAGTTCCGGGTAGGGTTGTCAATCTTCCGTGCAAAGCAATTCCAAAATCTTCCGTACCAATATCAAAATCAGCATGGTCATCTGTCTGCACATTTGATAATGCCGCATTAAAAATTAAACCAGAACTGCCAAAAACCTTATTGACAGTATCATATGCCACATTACTTGATGTCATCGTATGCGGCGAAACTGAGGAATCAATAATTGATTCTCCATCACTATCATTAAAGTGCAAAACTAATTTATACTTACTTGAAAAGACTGATGCGGGTGAACCCGTATATGCCGAAGTTTCTGGTGTAAAATTTGTGGTATGCCGGGCGATACCCACACTAAGCCTAAGCTCATCTAACCAGCCATTAAAAGGGATGGCTGCCGCATTACCGCTCGCGCCAATACGAATAGTGTGTGCAATAGCGGGAAACGTAACTGCACCGATAGACTGCGAACTAACTAAAGTACCATCTCGAAATAATAATAAATCATTATCACTACGGCATAATTCTAAATGATGTGCTACACCCGTATCATTTCCCCAAGCCCAAACCTTATCAAATAAAATAGAACTTCCAGAATACGCGATTGTTTCTATTTGATTGCTAGAATTGATTAAAACAACGAATTCATTAGTGTCTGTACCTGGGCCTTGATGATATAGCATTTGATAAGCATTCGCTACATTCATAGTAACCCAAACATCTAGTGTCCATTTTCCGGCCAGCAAATCCCAATCGGAAGAATCATCTATATCTAAATAATCTCCGGTTCCATCAAATAAACCACTCGCTCCGCCAAAAACCGACTGAGCTGTATCTATTTGCACATCTCCTTGCGGAGTTACAGTATGCCCCATCGCATCAGTGAATGTGGTACTTCCGTCAACACCATCAAAGTGTAATAACAGCTTAGTATAACTATCCTGCGCTAATACACTAGAATAATAATCCTCAGAAGAATTATACTCTTGATTTATTGATCGCGTTAAATCTACGCCAGTCTCATCCATAAAACCATCAATAAAACCAGCACTTAACTTAATAAAAGCTAAAGCGTTTAACCGAATTAACCTAAAGGAATTTAAAACAATATCTAATAAAATAGTCTCTAACGTGGCACTTCCGACACTAACCCCATCCACGTAATCTTTAACAGCTTTCTGAGAGGGATAAAGACTATTACTACTACCTAAACTAGAGTCTGTAGATTTATTTGATAAACTTTCCTTTCCAGAGATTGTACCAATATCAGAAATTTGAACTGCCGTCAAATGATAAAATTCTCCGCCTGTACCACCCTGTAATCCGGCTAAGGCATTGTGATTATCTAGATTAGTCTGTGTACCACCGTCATTATTTACAAGTTTACCAGATGTTTCATAAACATTTTGAGTTTTTAAAACACCAGCATTATAAATAGAGTAAGTTCCAGCCGACGTAAGAATACAATCAGCTATTGTTTTTGTCCCTGTTCCATCACAATAAATTGCTCTAGAATTAACATTTGCATCACTAACCGAAATTTTACAATTCTTAATATTTCCCGTTCCGGTTCGTAAAAATATAGCAGTAGAACCAGCGTCTCCGCCAGTTGAAATAATCTGAGAATCATAAATGTTACAATTTCCGATGTTATTTAAAACGTTAGCAGAATCGGACGTAGCTGATAGAACAATAGCTTCAATAAGAGAATTATATATATTTATGTCCTTAAATCCGCTAGTAGTTGAAATAGTCACAACACCCGTTCCAGTTCTAGTTGCAGTAATATAACAATTACGGACAGTAAATGTATTCGTAGTATTTACTAGCCTTAAAGCATTAAACGCCGCAGTTTGATAAATATGAAAATTTGCAATTTCACAATCATTTGCACTTGTCACACAATTTGCAGACGTAATACTAATCTGACAAGAAAACCTATCAAGACCAACCACATCAACAAAAGCCTTCATCACAACAGCCTCGGAATATAAACCAGGATTTACTAAAACTGTATATCTTTTAGAGGTTGTCGCGTCTAAAATGGAATCTATAGCCCCCTGAATCGTGGTAAACTGTGCATTTGCTTTTCCCACTGTTACAATTTGCTGAGGAAGCCCGGCCTTATTCCCCAGTTTAATGTCGGTGTCATCCCGGACTTCTTCAATAGCGGCCTGTACGTCTGTAGCCACTATATCTCCGTCCGGTGTAAAAGGAACTCCCGAGGCTGCCTGATTATCAGAACCACTCGCATGTTTCTTGGAGATAGCATCTGAAATATCAGAATCACCCTTGACTGTAGCTAATGAAACCGCATCTGAAGGAGCATGTACAGCCTGTGAATGTGAATAAGCAGTCTTAGCTTGAGCCGCCGTTACTGCGTTAGGCCCACCCGTATCAAGCCCCTGATCTGTGCCTTGTGTGTGTATTTTGGATATTTCTGTATCAGTCACTAAAGATTTACCAGAAACCTTATCAACTTTGCCACTCAAATCCTGATCGTCAGAATGCGCGGCATGTTTTAAAGAAACCGCACTATCAATATCCGCTGGAGTTGAATTTGGCTTTCCAGTTAAACTGGCCCAAGTAGCCGCCACGACCTCGGGAATAGTAAAAATTCTGCCATACTTATCAAAATATTTCTTAGCCATTTATTTCTCCTTATGCTAACCTATTTATAGACCCATAAGATAAACTAGCTTTATTCACCCAATTTACGAGGTCTTTTCCACCATCCGCATAATCTGTATTATTTGTATTCTCATCCACTGCCGTAATACGCATAATAACAGATGCTCCAGAAATGTGAATAAAACCCTGATAGGTCTTATCCCCAATAACTGCGTCCTTAGCCGGAAAAAATGCCCCTAAACCATCGCCTAAATACTGTAAATCCTTACTTGGTTCCGTCATATTACACCCCCATTAGTTTTAGTACATAAAATTAAACCTAAATAATTTATGCCAGCACAAACATTGCTTGCCCAGTAAAAGCCTTACCTCCACTCGCAGACCAATTCTCCCCAACTGCGGCATTTTTCGCTAAATAAACAGTAGACCCACTTATCTGACAGTACGCCTCAGATAGCGTAACCCCACCCTCACTAGCCCAGGCAGCCGGAGCATAAATAACAATGCCTGCATTGGCTGAAACAGGTAGAGTAAACCTAGCCTGTGTAGAATTACTCGTTCCCTCTAGATCAAAAAAAACAAAAACTACTGAACCGATCTGTTTAAAAAATATTTTTTTGACTCCCAAAGAGGCCCAACCAGTTATTGTAGAAGTCTCTGAAATATCTGTAAACGCCCCTTCCGTAGCCTTGGTGTCAGCGTAACTTTTAACTGCCTTTTGTGATGGGTATTTTGTATCACTATTTGCGGCTAATGTTTCATCTGTGTCTTTATTTTCCGTATCCTCCTTAGCAGATAATTTAGTATCTGCGTCATCCCGAACCTCAACTACAGCTTCTTGCACAGTGGTGGCAGCTATGTCACCGTTGGGAGTAAAATCAACTGTAGTAGAGACCTGATCGCCTGTATTCACGCCGGATGTGTCTCCAACTACGACATGCTCGGCATCTGTTAAATGATAGCGTTCTCCGGTTTGTCCACCCTGTAAACCAGATAGGGTATTATGATCTATACTGGCCCCAGAACCCGCATTTAAAATTGTTGTAACATTTATCGGAGTGGGGTTAGCCGCTAAACGACATTTACCCTGAGAGGTGGATGTTGGCGTAGTCCAAGTAAGTCGGTAGACAACTACAGACTCATTGATTATAAAGCCAGAAAAATCAAAACCAGAGGGTGATTCAGCTTGTGCTGCTGCCAGGGATGTAAAAATAGCCCTTCCTGGAATTATTAAAAACCGAGCATCACCCTCAATATTGGAAACTAATAAGTATGAATTTACCCAGCGCGTTAAAGCCCCACCACCGCCAGTGGCATCTGTCATTGTTCCAGCGTTATCCCACTGAATCCAATTATTTGTATTCCCAACATTATAAATAAAAGGCATATTAGACTTTTTCCAAGCCCAGGTAGTCGGCCCTGTACGATAGAACACAGAATACGCCGTATCTACCCCGTTTGGTTTAGCTATACCCGTTTCACTATGGATAATGTCATCATCTGCAATAAGCGAATCACCAATAGAAAAAACTTTGTCAACATCTACATCAGAATTTAAAGTAAAACCACCTAGAGCTCCAATACTAATAGGCTGACTTCCACGAGTCTTGTGCAAATAATAGTGCATTCTTCCATCAATTAAAATACTGTGTCTCTCATCTGCTAAATGGTATTTTGGTGTCAAACTATTATTAAAAACTATCGTGGCAACCGGAATAGAGTTATCGAGTAAATTCCATTCTGAATTGGATTGTGTGAGAGTACCATCATTTGAGTCCAGTGTAATATAGTAGATTCCAGTAGTAACCGGAGAACCCGGTAACACACATGTTTTACTTCCCGTAATCGTGTACTTTACGCCCGCTCTATAATAAGACCAAGTAGTTGCTGGGGATGTCGGGGCTATGGTAAAAGTATTCGTACCATCAAAGGATATTGTAGTATCTGTTTGATTTAAAAAACCATCCCGATTGATGTCTACCCACGGCTGTAAACTAAATGTTTTTATAGCCTTCTGCGAAGGATATTTAGTATCACTGTTTAAAGCGAGCAAAACATCTGTATCCTTATTGGCTACATTCTCTGCTGTATAACCGAGACTATCTTGCTTGCCGCCTAACTTTATGTCCGTATCATCTCTGACCTCTTCAATCGCGGCCTGCACATCTGTGGCAACTATGTCACCGTCTGGTGTAAAAGGAACCCCAGAAGCAATCTGATTATCAGAACCGGGTGCATGAGAATTATCGACTGCGTCTTTAATATCCGCAGCATTAGAGGAATTTCCAGCACCATCATCGACTGTCTCCGCCTTGTCTACGATACCATTATCATTTATATCATAGGTGGCTTTTTCCATATCATCTGTACCATGAAAGGCTAAAAAACCCACAACAGAATAATAAATGGTGGCCCCACCCGATACCGTTTTAATCCGCAGCTTTTTTATAGAGGTGGATTTTAGGTAGGGATTTCCTGAGGCAATCATTATAGCCAAACCCCAGCCGGACTCCGCATACTCCTGTACGATAATATTCACAGGAGAATAAATACTCCACTGAATAATATCAAAACCAGTGTCTAATTCAGTAAATACGTTATTTATTATTAAAGAATTTGCCTGTTCTCGCATAAATAAATCCAGTGTTATGTATTATATAACGATTTTTGTTCAAGTAAACCAAGTTTGACTAAAGACTCATTGTTAGACCTAGCGCGCTCTTTTAAAACATCAAAATAAGGTAAATCTGAAAAAACCTTATTTGATAACTCTAGGCTCGTCTTTTGCTTCACTACATCATAGGTAATTCCATAAATAATTAAATTAGACGCTTCGGTGGCACTAAGATTAGTCCCAGTCACCGAGACTTTACCAAGTAATTCCACGTCCAAATCTAACCCATCCATTTCAAGAGAGCCCCCATATATGGGCTTATAAAACTCCTTGATATAATCCAGGTAAGCCTCCATCAAAAGTTTATCTGATACCTTTCCAGCGGGGCTATTCACATCCTTGAATTCGGGCCTTTTTATAACCTCAATCCCGCCACCATAGCCCAAAAATCTAGTAACTTGGATGGGATTATCACTTTTATAGGCATAAGTAACATTGAACGTATATTCTGTTCTACCTGTTGTAGCTTGCCCGGTAAAAATAGAACTCCCATTCATCTCTATCGGAATCATGGTGCCTACAGGAAAATCACCCGGAGTAAAGGCACAAATAATTCTACCCGCATGTTCAGCGGTCTGAAAAGATGTGATAGGCAATGTCACGGTTGTAGGTACAGCCGGAAAAAATGTATCCCAATAAGTCGTCATGGTAAGAGTCACCTGAGCCGATTCATTAGGCATGCTCAATAATTTCTCTAATAATGTATGTTTTGTATTAAAAACAAAATAAAACTTTCTTTGTGTAGCCCCACCTATACCAATAGAGCTAAAATCCCAATAAAAACCAGAGCGTCCAACAGCTGAGCTTAAATGCACAGGCCCAGTAAGATTATACCGGAGTGTTTGCGTAGTTTCTGTGACCGAAAAATCTCCGGTAAGAATAACTTGATTCCTGGCCCTAGAATAATCCGTAATTGGATTAAAACTCATCGTCCTATGGCTGGAGGATATTGCTGTACCTACAGATGGGATTACGATATTTTTTATAAAACTACCGCTATCTGTAGCACGAATATTTAAACGTCCATGTCTGTCTTGAAAATAAACATATTTTCCAAAATACTTTGTAGCCCAATCAAGAATATTTTTTAGTGGCTCATACAACCAACTTATTTCTGGGGTATCTACAGTAGGTAAATTAACGATAGACGTAGAAAGGCCCGCCGTATTTAGTATACTTTTTACTGCATCCGAGTATGTGATGTCACCAGCCTGTACATGATATACAGAAGGAGAATACATTTGATTCAAATAAAAGAGTAGATCACGGCACTCATAAGTAATTTGCTGTGTTTCACCATTTAATGTTCTTTGAAAAGAGCTAACATAGCCACAAAAAATAGGCTTACTGGAATGGGTATCATCAAATAAATAACCATACAACTTCTGATTTATAGATAAAGATGGTTGAGCATCGAAGTCTACAATCTCAACTACAGTCATTGTACTCCCGTCTAAACTCAACTTTACCGACTCTATGTATAAATTTTGATTTATTGGAAATACGCCAGCCTCCGAAATAATTCCACCACCTGCCGCAACAAAACCGGAATAATTTGTTCCAGTTAAATAAACGGAATCAAAATCTAACTGAGTATTTCCATAATTAGTAAAGGTCTTATTTAACCCCTGTTTTTGTGCCCCAATAGAACTCCCAGAAACCGAACTCCCAACGTGTCCGGTAACATCATCTAAACTAGCATCTGAGGTATCTGACTGGGTAATTGCCTCTGGCTGTGCAAAATCAGTTGAACCCCCACCAATAGCTACAATAGATTTTACCCAAACCCTTAAATACATATAAACTGTCCTATTATCCTGTATACATGAATTCAAACCCAACGTAGGTATCTCCCCACTAAAATCTCTATTTACCCCAGAAATGCTGGGAATAGTTGGTGCCCCCTTTGTTGGGTCATAATAAGAGGCTTCGAAATCAGTTGGGCCGTCCTGAGAAGATAAATCCATAGTTTTTTTCTGCATAGGAATATCTGCTGGCATACTTAACAGTTGTCCATAACTCTTCTCACCCTCAACTAAGGCATTTGCATACTTTTGTTTTAACATATCTAAGTCTACGAGGCCCTCTGAAACTAAATTTTGACTTTCAGATAAGTCTGCCTTGACAAGGCGCACCGAACCTAGCGTATAATATTCCGGCGGATATAATAGTCTCAGGGCTTTAAATGTAGCGTACCAATCAATCTCAGCATTTATATCCTCAGTATATAAATAGTATGCTGTTACTACAGCAACGGTTAAAGTAGTCATAAAACCATATTCCTTTAGCTTTGCTAACATCGGAAGTAGAATACTTTGGTATCTACAAACACGCCTGTATAATCCGGCCTCCCCGCCAGAAGTCCACGCAGAATAAACCACCTTATTATTAACGAAGGTTGTAAACTGACCAGAAAAAATTGGAGCACTTATATAAGGAGTACCCCAAGGATAAGTATTCTGAACCGTGCGAGTACGCCAAATAATAGGTATGGTCACAGGTATTTCTAAAACAAAACCAGAATTATCATCAGATAAAACATAAGTGTCTGCCATAATTAAACTCCGTCTGAAGTAACTATATAATTTAGGGTGGCTTCTTGATGAATCTGCCCAGGTAAAATAATATCCGAGGTTGCCGTGGTTACTTCAAGTGTTCTCCATATATTATATTTTGTTTTTATTGTATTTAATACAAAATCCCGTTGCCTACCAGAAATATCAAAAATAGATAATGTAACTATGCCATTAAATGTCGTGTCCAATGGCAAACCTATGGCTTGATAAAGAGAATAAACTCTTGGATTGTACTCTACAATAAAATCCCAAGAAAACGGTGTTATGGTAAAGAATAATGAAAAATCACCCGCCCAAATAGGAATAAAATTATCAAAAACCTCTGTTGGTGGTTTATTCGGTGATGTGTTTACAAAATAATTTAATTCAAATTCTTTCGTATTTGTATTAAAGCCAAAAATAACTCGCCAATTATAATCATATAATTCTGGGTCTATATCTATGGCTAAATTTGTTCCAGGCCAACTAAATTTTTCACCATTATAATAAACCGTACCAGCAGCGGATTCAACCTCGCCTGTAGTCATATTCAAATTAAATGAACTAAAACCATATAAAATTGGCTGTATATACTGGTCTACCAATATTCCGTCATAATATAAATTTGCCTGTTTAAACGGAACTATATCAGAATAATTTATCTGAATTAATGGCCCCTCAAATAAACCAGAACAGTCTATTACCGCACTGATATAAAAAATACTAACTGTTTCCTGTAAAATATCTACACCATTATCGTATTCAAGAGTTAAATTTAACTGACCATAATTTTGTGTAGAGAAATCTACCGTGAGCAAATTATCAATATCTATATTTGCCCAAGAAGAAAAATTTACACCATCAAAACTATAACGATACCGCTTGGTATCCAAAAGGCAAATTACAGATAGATTACTGGTCAGGGTATCAACACCCGTATAAAATTCTATCCCGTATAAACCTGTCTCCAAAGCGGCATCATAAGAACTACCTATATTTATTCGATAATGCCTATACGCTACCGAATTTTCAAAATCGAATGTCTGCCAAGTATTCGAATCTTCCGCCTCAAAGTACGCCAGAGTCGTCCAACCAGTGGTGGAGTCTGCCAGCATAGTTGGGGCCGCCTCATTAGAGCCTAAAATACTAAAAGCCTTAACACAAGAATGCGTTAAAAATAATGGCTTTATTTTTAATCTACGAATCGTTTGTTCATTACCCAAACCCGAATCATAGGCCCAAGACTCCGGTAAATGATTAGATGTACCAGATCGCCAATAAGTAACATCGTTTCCATCCGAAGCCTGATCTGCTGTATGTCCACCTCCTGTATATACACTAGAAGCAGAGGCTATACCGCCAGACGCAAGATTAACCACCCCATAGGTACTACTAGAAATCGTATCAGAAGCATATTCCGGCCAAACAGAATATTTTGGTGCAGTGTTTGGGGATATTTCCAGTGTTCTGTAATGACCAGAAAAATCTAAAATACGAATTCTTAGCTTATCTATACTTTCAGCGGTATAGGGCAATAATGTAATCTGGTTATTATAAAATGTTCCTTGACCCAGTGTGCCAACCAGTTCTACAGCATTACCTGACTTATTTACAGCCACTACTGAATCTAAGGATACTATTGGTTGATTAAGCTCAATAAACCAGGTATCTGCATCATAAAATAAATACTCAGAACCTAAGCCATTTACTTTTTTAGAATCAATTAAATTTCCATAAGATAAAATATTAGCCTCAAAAGGAAAAGTCATTAAATAAGCGTTTACTTTTAAATCTGTACAACCCTGAGCAATTTGTGTAATACGCAATTCAAACTCACCCAAAGGCCGCATTAAAAAGCCCATATCTAAGTTTATAACTTTTTGAAACTTTAAACCCGTAGCCGAAATTACTTCCGTATGCTGCAAAATACCCAAAGCATAAAGTTCTATAATCGTCTGTCCAGAGCTCCCAGTATTGCCTAAATGTAAAGTGAAACCTGGACAAACACCAGAAAAGCCTATTGGATAAACGTCTGAAATAATATTCGGAAGTAAATAATCAAAACTATAATTTATAAGATTTGGTTTAAAATCTGTATTACCCTGCGTAAGCCAATCCAACCCAGGAAATAATTCCTGAATCTGCCAATTCTGCCAAGATAGAATGGCCGTATGCTGAATCGTTGCTGGAACCGTTAATTCATCATAAGTCAAATGCCTATTTGGGTCTATTGGGACAGTCAACTCATCATAAGTTAAGAGTATATCCCCAGAGGGCACCGTTAATTCATCATAAGTTAAAAATGTATTAGCCACAATAAACTCCTAAAACAATTTTAAGCATCAGCAGTATATAAAATACGAAGCTTCGTTCCACCCGATTTTACGATCTGCACACAGGATGGCCGCACCCCCACAGCCACACTAAGGGGAGTCTCAGCCCCCCAAGTTGCCGCCACCGCATCATACTTCTGATAATAACATATACTATCTGCTGTTTTTACATAAAAAATGTAAACATTATCTTTATTATCAATCCCTATTGCTAATTGACCATGATTTAAAGTATCAGTTGTAGAATAACTTGTATCAAAAGAACTGCTACCATTTTTATCAACTCTTAAACGATAGTTTCCAGACAATAAATAATAAATCAGTCTCCAGCGATTTCCAGCAGAATCTAGGGCCAATGCTCCACCTAATTGGCCAGCCGGGGCAGAACTGACTGTTAATGCGCCCTCTGACGCAAGGCCTGTGCCCAGTGCACTGCATATCCAAGTAACATAACCACTCGTTCCACCCGCAGCGGCCTTAATTACGGTATAAATATTACCCGTAATTGGGTGAGTGTCTACACCGTAAATAGCCTTAGCCCCAGAGCCGGGCCCGCCAATATTTACAGTGGTGAAAGAGGAACCGTAGTCATCAGAATATCTCATAAGAAAATACGGAGCAGCATTAGCGGTTATCATAATGTATAATCTCGGGGTAAAACGACTATAACAAATCATAGCCTGACAACCCAATAAATCCAGCGTCCCATTAGCCACCTGGCTCCAAGTACCAGAAGTGTGATCTCGCTTATTTACAACATAGGTAGTATTATTATGACAATAACAAAGAAATATATCATCCAATTCAGATTTACAAAATGACATACAAAAAGGCGCAGATAATCCACTAAAGGTTGTATCCTCAGACCAGTTTGAGCCCCCATCAGAAGAAACTTTGACCTCTATAACATTAGAAGAATTTATTTGAACCGCATAAATAATTCCAGTGGCCGTTTCTATAATATGCTGCTGACCATAACCAGAATTATTAGCCGCCTGAATTAACTCGTCTGTATCAATTTGAACTGGCATGACCCATCTCCTTTAAAGGCTTTTTACAAATTTGAAAGTTACTAAATTAGCTTTTAAGTCCTCAGATGTCTGAGAAAATGACTCTAAATAGCAGTCACTCAAAGTGTATGTACCATTCTCATCGTAGACCACTAAATCTCCTGGAACATTTAAAGATAATGTATTATCTAAAGTAGCAATAAAATTCTCTAAGGCTGTTCTATCAGCTTTTGCTACTAGAGTCTGAACTGTTATATTTAAAAGGCCTCCGCCTAATTGTTCTGTAGAACGCAAACGCATGCCCTTAGCTCTTGGAATTATTCTTGTTTCAACATTTCCCTGGTAATCAAAATAAACATAGGAGTAATCTCCAATGTCCTGAGATTTCCACTGAATTCTTTTAGGTGCCCCCACGAAACTCATAATAACTCCTTAACGACCCTGATATAACCGCTCCAGAGCCCGTTTAGCCTCAGCCTCAACATCATTTAAACGAGTATTTATCCTTGTGAGTGCCTGATTGTGGGTGTCAACTGCCCGACCCATTTTATCAAAAGCATTCTCCATGCCAGCCGTATTTAATTTAGATAAATCTATCTGCTCAGCTGGCCCTTTACCCCACTGAATTGAAGCGGTTCCTTCTGAGGGACTCTTATTATTAGCACCAGGCAAACCCATTAAAGTTGTAGGAATTTGCGGGTATGGATTGGGGAAGGTGCCACCAACAGCAGGTAAACCTGTAGAATTTGTACCAAAACCACCAAGAGCAGTCTTAGCGAGAGAAGAGCCGCCAACGACCAAACCCTTGCCAGTCTCTACAGCCATCTCACCAAGAGCCGCTACAAAACCTCGCGCAACCTCCGCACCAATACTTTTGAATATTGCAACATTTTTTTGAAGTTCAGCAAAAATTGAAGCAGAAAAAACTGCTCCAAAAATATCTATGATAGGCTTTAAAGCCATTAAACCTTGACTCAAAACAGCAATAAAAAGAGATGATAATGATTCTGTAAATAATTTTAATTTATTAGTAACATCTCCAGTAGATTTTATATCACTAGACTGTATTTTCCCGGTCTCAGAACTAAACGCATATTTTTTAAAATTCATTTCTTTACCCGGAACAAATACACCTGCTAATTGATCTGTTATTTTAGGAACAGCCTTACTCATATAATCTAAAGCGGGCCTAAGTGCCTCGGCAGCACCCTTGAAAACATTCGCAAAACTACCCTTATTCCTAGAAATAGATTCAAAAATAGTATTTAAAGATTTTTGAACTGGTTCCATTATGGGGGCTAAAGCCGAAAAAAATGAATCAGCAATCACACCAAAAATAGCCATTACACTATTCTTCATTTTCTGCCAGCGGATAAGTACAGACTCCACGAACTGCCCAAAAATAGTCTGAGTAATACTTTTACCCTTTTCAGACTCAGATACATATTCTTTAAGAATAGTCTTAAAACGATTAAATTTATCTAAGTTATTAAGTACCCGCATAATCGCCTCACCGCCGCGAATACCAAAAGCCCTCCCAATAACCTCAGTGGGGGCCTTAGTACCTATTTCATTTAAAACATCTGCAAAGGGCCGAAGCTTACCACCAGCTAAAGTAAATTCATTATAAACATCGTCCAAATTTTTCTGCATATCAAACAACTTAGTGCTTACCTTATCTAGGTCGGCTGTTAAAGTAGCAAACTCCCGTGACCCCTGCTGATTTGCACCGATTAAATCAAACTGTTTTTGTTTTAAGGCATTTAATTCTTCCTGTGTGGAAGCCATAACTTTCTGCCCAGAGAGTAAAGTCCTCAAATAACCCTGTGATGCGGCATCTGCCTGAAAGAGGTTTATTCCGTATTTTGTAAAAGCAGCTGTGGTTTGAACTGTGCCGCCCAAAAGTTTTTGCATTGCTGCCCTTAATTTAGTTCCGGCAGAACTTCCTTCAATACCCGCATCATTTAAAACCATTAACGCAGCCGAAGAATCCAAAAAAGTATCTCGTGTCTCACCAAAAGCTGTTCCAGCAATAGACGCGACATTTCGTAAGCCTTCAAATAAACCACCTAAAGTCGCTTTGGATTTAATCATAGCTGCGGTTAAAGCATCAGCAAACTGCGGTACTTCTTTAACAGATACCCCGAAAGCTCGTGTAATACCAATTAAATCATTTAAAGTACCCTGAAAATCTTCACCACCTACTGTGGCTAATTGTAAAGCAGACTGAGTAACTTTTAAGGAATCTGAAAAATTTAATGCGGCCTGGGCGGAGGTGTATAAGCCAGCCTGAATTTCTCCGGCTGTAAAGCCTGTCTCCATAGATAATTTTCTGGCGGATTGAGATGCCTCCTCAAAGGCTGCCTGAAAACCCCCACCACCCTCAGAAATAATAGCAGCAGTTTGAACTGCGGCATAGTTCAGCTTCCCAAAATCTCCGGCGAGTTTTTCCAGAGAGTTTTGAAAATTAGATAAAACATTAAAACCCGCACGTATAGCCATGAAGAATCCGGCTACGATTGCAGTACGAAAAACTGCGCGTAGGGCAGACTTTACGAGGGCTAAGCCCGTAGTCATTTTGCCTAGATTTTTTTGGAGGTCTTCTATACCAAGACCAATATTTATATGAAGATTTTTCTCTGCCATAGTCTGCCTACATTTCTATTTTTTCACCAGCGGCCCATCTACGCTCGAACTCTTCTGGGTCTTTTTTTAGCCTCATCCAAACGCCTTTAAGTTGTGCCTTCCATGCCACCGGGTCGGCCTCTGTAACAGGCGTATCTGAAGAAGAAAAAATATTATCTAATTTCTCAAGCTTCCCAGAGAACCCTGCGCCAACTGCGGCCCCAATAAGCTTTGTCCAAAGCTTTGCTTCTGATAATTTTCTAGCTGATATAGCCTTATAAAGATCAATTAAAACATCACTAGGAAGCCGTAACGTATATTCAAGCGTCCAACCATACTCAGACATTACTGTGTCCAATATTGGAAGAATCTGCGCTCTGAATTCAGTTTGCATAAATCAGCCCTATGCTAAAATATTTCCGAAATTACCAAGAGCTTTCTGCATAATCTTAACGCCTGCCTCAACAGTCAAAACCTTACTTAAATCAGTTTTCTTGATGTCATTGTCGTCTTTAACAAGCTCGAAGATAACATCCAAAAAAACCTCCATCTGTTTCTTCATATCAGTAGATTTAGTGAGCTTATTCATCTCGTCCAATTTAGGGGAAAGAAGAGATAATACTTCGAGTGAGGCGGGATAGACCTGAAGCGTTACATTACCACGTAATTGAAATTCCGTAGACTGAGACAAATTGATTTTCTCTGACATTTTACTACCTCCTGTTTGTTAGGTCAATGTGCCGTAAACAATTTTACGCACTTTCATCAAGTAAATACTCGTACTCTAAATCTATATAGACCTCTCCGGCTTCTTTATCAACTAAAGGCCCGTGAGAGGGGGAGCCTGTACGTTTAATATGTACAACTTTCCAACCAGTCGTACTTAGGCCAGCCTCACCTTTATTTAAAAGAGCGTCTACCCTATCCGCAATATTCAGGCATACACCGAAGGCTCCAGCAATAGTCCTACTCACGCACACCTCAATAACAAAACTACCCTGTTGCCCAGAGGCATAATTTAAGTCCTCGCCTGGCTCTACCGGAATAACCACATATTTTGTCTTCCGATTTTCGGGCTCCTGTAGATTTTCCGCAAAAATATTTTTACTCGACCCTAAAAGTGTAGTTAAGGTTGAGTCATTCTTCAAATATGCTATAATTCTCTCTGCGATCAGCTTCATATTAACCCCGTGAAATTGCCGAAACTAAGTCAGTATATATTTTTCCCTCTACTGAATTATAATAAGTCAGCAAACTATTAAACGCTCTCTGCGTAAAATGTTTACCCCGATATTTTCCACGTGTTACTTTAGCAAAAACGTAATAACCTCTGTGTGGCTGCATGACTAAACCAGCGGAAGAAGCCCTACGAGCATTTTTCCAAGCTGTCGTAGAAAAGGTCATTAAAGGCCGCCCAAGAATAACAGATTTTCGACTATTACCCTCCTCTTGAGCAAACTGATATTTCACATTGTCAGACACAAAAACTCTACCAGATAGAGTAGTTCCATTTAAAGAATAATCTGAATCTATAGATGAGACTAAGTTCCCGGTTGACCGTGGTGATCTTGACCGCGCATACAAACTCATTTTTTTATGGGTATAATTAGTCAGCTTTTTTATCCACCTTGAATTTACAGCCGACATTCTTAATGGCATTCCTGTCATAGCATTGATGTATCGTGTTAATTGAGAATCATCAATAATAAAACTGCCTTCCATAATGAGCCTCAATTCTCTAATACAAAAAGCGCAACCTCTAAATGATGCCCCATACCAGCTGCGTCTTCAACCGCCGCAACTCTATAAGAAATATTATCAAAAACCACTATGTCATCTTCCTGAATATTCGCACCTATTTTAAAGAAAGCTATGTGTCGAGAAATTACCTTTTCACCCCTACGGGTAAACTCTACTGCCTCTGCACGCTGTTGAACTTTACAGGCCACCCCAGTACCTACGGATGTGATAGTCTCCACCCCAGCCCCCCACTTATCCACCGTAGTAGTAGCCACACTACGTCGCTTGATGGTGCAAGTATGATTAAGCAAGCTGTCGAATACTGGGTCTGACATTGTATACTCCGATTACTGGATAATCCCAAAAGCCAAATGTCCGTCATCACCTTGAATCATTGCCACGACCTTACCAATTTCAATCTCCAAAGATGCCTGATAATCCTCAAGATTACTGGAAGACCCGCCGTATTGCTTCTGATAATTTCCTATTTTAATCATCTTTACCTGCTTGATAACATCCGGGGTAAAGATCGCCAAAGACTTTGCCACTAAAAGCGTGATTAAATAATCGTGCATATCCTCTGCTACAAAGGCATTTAAGGTTACTGTGACCTCGGCCAACTGACCGCCACCAAAACCTGTGGAATACCAAATAACCCCAGTGTCGGGATTAAACTTCACATCTGTATGCAAGGTAAAAGACTGCGTAACTCCATCTAACTTGATGGTGGTAATATTTTTTATATTCGTGTACGGCAACTTCAAATAAGCCGTACTTGTCTGAAGCAGTTTCCGATAAATCCTCGTTACCTCGGCTGAAGAAAGGCCCGTTAAAACAAAAAACTGCTTCGTGGCCCAGGTGTATACCGAGTCAGGAATATCAGTTGTTGCAATACCAAGAGCTACTGCCACATTTGCTTTAGTGATTAAGGCCATGATTATTCTCCCGTGGCTGGTTCAAATTTGATGTATTTAAAACCATGATCGCGCAGCCACTTCTGCGCTTCCCTGGTGGTAAAATTATCCGAATTAAAATGAATCGAGTGAATTTCCCACATCTCTGTTCTCTTTAGCTGACCATAAATAACGTCTATGCCAGAACCAAACTCATCTGTCTTCCTACGAAAGAGTTTAAAATCACCCTTTCTACGAATCACCGCGACATGTTCCTTCTCGTATGGCACAGCTTACCTCACGTGACTGATAAAATAATAACGCCAGTCATCTTTAGGAACCGATCTAAAAATGGCCGACATGGTAGGATTCTCTTCATCCAAATTTTTTAAATAATTCCCAGGAACATAGAGAATTCCGGCAAACGTGTAAGCCTTATTCGTGGTAATTCTTTCCAGCTTAAAATTCGGCTCAAAAAAGAATGTGGCAAAAGTCTTAATCTTTTTCACCACCACTAAAGGCTTGCTGCAATCTTTCCGAATGTATCCCAAAACTTTATCCAGGTCGATCTGAAAAAGGCTAGGATTCATCACGACGATTAAATTTTCGTCCTCAACCGTAACCTTGGAAAGATCAACCCGCTCACCCAAATATTCACAGCTTCCCACAAGATTCTGAAAAGAGGTCAGAATGAGCTTATCCCCGATAGTAAATTTGCCAAAAATATAGGATTTCATTATGACAGACCCCTCCTATTATTAAATACAATTAAGCCTGTACCGATTCTGCGCTTTTTAGCATCATTTCCACACGATTCCAGAACATAAAATGAGCATTTGCAGTCATTTCCCTAAATTTTGAATAATTCCACCCATAGGAGCAGGCCCCTACCCGATCATTAACAATCAACTGGCAGCCGCTTAGGTAGGCCTCGCCCACGGCACGCCCGAAAGACTCGTAATGCTCGGGGATATGGATAAAATACCGATACCGATTGTACCGCTCGAAAATCTCCTCTTTTGGCACGTAACCTATTAAATGACAATTATTTAAACGCTTTAATGTCTCCAAAAGATCAGTCTGACCGCGCTGGTAATAAAAATCAATGTGAATCTGCGGGTTTTTTCGGGCCCACTGGATAATTTCACAAACACCCTTGCCTCTATGGACATTTCCAACAAACATTACTTTGTTTTCTCGGGCCGCGCCTTTATCATAAAAATCCAGCGTGATGTGTGGTGGAACACAAACGACATTTTTTGCACCGGATAAATGCCGTTCCAAAGACTGCTGATGCAAAGGTGACAAAAAGATTGACCCTAAGGCACCCGCGCACATTCCGGGAGTCTTTATAAAAACGTCATTCCAACGGCCAGAATCATGCGAATAAACGATATAGGGTTTCCGCCGTATTACAGCCTCTCGGCAAGCGGCTGGAAATTCGTAATTATTGCTGAAGATCACAAAATCCGCTGCATCCAAAACATCCGTCCGCATGTCCATAGGCCGGGCCACTGTTACAGATAGGCCGGAAACTTGGGCCGCTTTTAAAACCCAAGAGTCGGTAATTTCAGCTCCGCCTGCCGGAACCTCTTTTACCGTGTAATCTGTGAGCCAGAGACATTTTGCCTTATATAAATTCATTTTAACCTCAAAAAAATAACCTTATGATTGTATAATCCAACTGGGCTGTAGGATTCAATTTTTAATCCGAATTTCTTTGCGACTAACTGGAAAAATTCTGGAGTAAAACAAACAAAATGAAAATTAGCTGGATAACTCTGCCCACCAAAAATCAACTTAGAAAACCTACCAGAGGAGTCTCCACCATATCGCTCGATTAAGTTCTTTCTATCCGCATAAATTCGATCAATACTTGGAACCTGAATCTCCAACCTACCGCCCACAGCTAAACAGCGTATCCAATTCGCCAAGACAGTCCAAACCTGCGCGTGTGGAAAATGTTCCAAAACATCATGCGCTAACATGTAGGTAAATTCTCCATCCTTAAACTGAGAGAGCTCAGAAATATCTATGCACATATCAGGCTTAACTTCAGGCCGAATATCCGCATTGATAAAGCCAGGCATTTTTACGTCACCACAACCAAGGTTAATTTTTGACATTGGAAACTCCAGAAATAACTGCATCATAAACTTCCTGAACAGAAATATCTACAAGATTGATACAGGCTCGATAATGCTTCTTACAGAACTTTGACCACTCAGGCGCAGTCCACCAACAGGTCGGACAATGCGGCTTATAAATATTTATGTTGTCTGCGTAACCGTATAATTCTGGATTAGTCGGCCCGAAAAGAACCACACTCTTTGTGCCCACCGCATGTGCTAGATGAATGGAACCACCCTCATTACTCACGTTTAAACTGGCTTGTTGCAAAATAAGCAGCATGTCGATTAAATTTTTGCATACAGTTTTTTTAGATTCTAAGATTTGGGGGGAAGCCTTATCAGATAAATAAATTATGTTATAACCCTCGTGTAATAGCATACTCTCTAATGTTTGCCAATTACCTTTCGACCAGAGCTTCATTAACCCAACATTTTGATCGCATCCCGGAGAGATAGTGATATATTTTTCAGGTAATTCGTAGGGAGATAAACGTGATCTAATTGCGGCATCTTCTTTAGGAAAGAACGGAATTTTTAAATGCTTCTCGGTGAGATTTAACTCCGTCTGCTGTGCATAAAATCTAAAAGTCTGCTGCTGCCAAGAGCGTAATATTTCTCCCGTAGCTTTCCCCCAATTAGAATATAGTTCCTTATTAAAGGGTTTATTCAATTCAGGTTTTTTAGTATTCCAAACATACGGGTAAGGCCTAAAATCGTACACAAAGTCATAATCAGCCTTGATCTTTTCGAGCGTTTTTCCCCAAGATAACTTGGAAACACAGCCCTTTATTTGTGGATAATCAAAAACAAACAACGCTGTCTGTGTAACATCTCGAACATAGGCGTCGATTTGAGCATCCGGGTATTTTGCTAAAATTGCCCGACACAAATATCCGAGCATAACAGTATCGCCAACCCCACCCATCCAAATAGCCGCAATGCGTGGGCCGGAAAATTCTCGGACGTTTATAAGTTTGCCCGGAGCGGCTTCTTTAACCTGTGTCTCGGTTGTTAAAATAGGAGCCACGGGGGTTGGTATAACACGAATTTTTTCCTGTTCCTTTAATTCTTTGGTAAGCTTAAAATCATAAATATCCGAAATAATTCGCTCCCAATCAAAAAACTCATAACAAGACTTGGTATGACACTGCCACTCGCAAGATGCTACGAACTGTTTCGCAACGCAGGGATAACATGGAACCTTGGGTGTATATACTACGCAATTCGGGTATGTTCCGCAACGCCAATCCGGTTTGAAATAATTTAATAGACAAAATGTTTTTTTATTGAATGCGGCAGCAATATGAACAAAAGAGGTGTCAACGGTTAAAACACAATCCATTAAAGAAATGATGGCAAAAAGTTCACGTAATTCTAGCTTCTTATTTAGATCAATGCAGTTTTCATGTTGTTCTCTTCGCACCGATGCAGAAAAAACTGTGAAACCTTTACCCTTCAAAATATTGATTTTTTCTTGTGCGAGCACTGCGGGTATTTTAGCATCAACTCTCGCGCTGTCACTGCCAAAAAATATTTTATTTGAATAAGAGCCGAATTTTCGTTGAGCGTTATTCAATTCATCTTTCGTCAGAATAATTTCAGGCCGTTTAATGACTAAATCTTCCGGCTTCAAGCCGCATAATTCAGCAACAGAATAAATCCGATTTTTTTTATTCAAGTCTAAGCGATAATCATTAAGCTGTTGTCCAAAATGCAACATGATAATTCGACCAAAATTAGAAACGTCCACCTCTTTGCGCTGAGCAAAAATAGATCGCACATAGGGTAAATTCTGGAAGCACGGATTTCTGTGAGCCTCGCACAAAATCGAAACATGATAGCCTTTCGCGTCTAAAGTTTTTATCGCGGGGATTGCCATTAAGTGATCTCCGACTCCACCGATAACCTCAACGAGCACATTTTTACGGGTTGCCTCGGCCTTTTTAGCAAAAGCAGAAAAAATTTGCTCATTTCGTATGTGCGGAATCGAATAACCTGTGAACTCACTGAAAGCCTGCGCCAAACGGAGGGATTCTTGAGTCGCAAAGACGCCAGAAAACCGAAGAGGGTTCATAAAAAGTGTATGCAAAAACCACCGATACGGGGCCTCTAAATAAGTCACATGCGGGTCGATAATGAGGTTTTTCGGCAATTTTTCGCAAATATAGACCACACCCAGGTCGTTTTTGATGGCTTGCGCCACGAAAGGGTGCATTTCTGCCTCGGGGTTCTGATGACTGGCAAAGCAAAGAAGAGAGAGCTTTCCTGCGGGGGCCTGAAAGATATAATTCTGCTGACAATGCAGCGGTTTATCTGCGGCTTGGAAAGAATAAATTGAAATTTCTTCTGAGATCAATCGGATTGCAGACACGGTTTCTCCTAACAATTTAAAATTTGGAGTTTTACACTTTACAATAAAAGTATAGCACACATTTACTACGGTGTCAAGAGTAAAAGAGCTCGGAGTTATGGGCAGAGGTACTCCGAGTTATCCCGTCCGTTTATATCTGCCCCGAGATTACTGCCTCAGGCGAACCCCATTACTGAGGTACTCCCGTGCGCTCTTGTACGCATGGTACATGCGCCTATGGTTGCGGGCCACGGAATCGAACCGTGTCTGAGAAGGTATGAACATCCCATGCGGCCACTACATTAACCCGCCAAAATATCAAGCTGCCTTCCTTCTGAGGTTAGCCCTCAGGTATTCAAAGACCCGTAATTACGGGAGAAAGCTCGGCTTGAAAATTCAAAGAGCATGCCAAAAGTATACCACAAAAAATTCACAGAGTCAAGAATAAAAAAGGAGGAGCCAGGAAAACCTGACCCCTCCTGAAACTTCTAAGCCGGATTACGAGCTGGCTTTTTGAATCGTGACCATACCTTCAGACTTGTTGGAACCATTGACAAAGGCCCAAACATTGTCATACCAATAGGTTACGACCATCAAATCAGCCCGACGACCCGCCTTATGCTCCACGTCAACTTCGATGTTACCATAGTACCCGACGAACAGACCCTTCACATTCGCCAAGATCGCTTTTTCACCAGTGATGTTCAACCGACGAATAACCGGAATACCATGGACATGCACAACCTGACGCAGCCCGAGAGCCGGAACGTCCATAATCTCATACCCGACCATGTTCTTATCGGCAGATTTCTTCGCAGCCCCAACAAAAGCCGCAGAACCGAAAATCACGAGGTCTTCAATAGACTCATCAGCACCGTAGGCACCCAGATCGTTCTGAGCTTCGGCTACCGCATCCAACACGTTCTGGGAATTGGAGGTAGAATACTCAACGGGAGCATTGGCGCAATTAGCCGTCAAAGCCAACTTCTCAATACCGTCCGCAATGTTCAGCGGGTTCGTAGCACCAACAGCACCAGTGTCACCTTTGAGGGCGATTTTGTCCGCAGTGCGGGCAATGGCGCGGCTGATCTTGTTACGGAAAAGCTGATCGAGCTTCAATTCATTGTACTGCTGAACCTGCTTCTTCTTGAGGTAGATGTAAGTACCCATCTCGACAGGTTCGAGGTCAGGTGACTTAATATCAAAACTCATCTCGGTAAGCGTGGTAATATCCGCAGTGTTATCCAAGCGGTAAACCTTGTCCAGGTCTTCCTCACCGATAACCGGGATAGTTCCCTCGTTGACAATCTCGATCATCTGATCGCGGTCATCAACCAACTTCAAAATCAGCGACTTCTCAATCGCGTCTTCGACAATCTTGTTCACCAATTCCTTAGGGAGATTGGTTGCACTACCAGCTGGAATCAAGAAATCCATAATGATTTCCTCCTTGTTTGCCCTCTTGGGCTAAACCTTTTAATTTTAACCTTTTAACAGACGACTAAAGAACGTATCAGGGCTTCCACTATTCAACTTCTTCTGAGCCACTGCCCTAATTCTCTCTATATTATCAACATTCAGATTAGCTTTCATTTCAGTCATTTGCGCTTCCATTTGAGCCAATCTTTCAGCCAACTCCTTGTTTTTCTGAGTGAGATCAGTAACCTGAGTCTGCGCTTCTCTTGCAGCTTCAGATTCCTGTGTCTCCGCGACGGGCTTCTCAGGAACAACAGGAGCCGCTGCCGTTGATTCAGTGGGTTGCTCACTACCTGAAGGAGCCTGCTCAGTTGCAGGGGCTTCAGTAGGTTGGGCCGCTGGAGCCTCAGGAGCCGGGGTTTCAGCAGGAGCCGGAGTTTCCACCGGAGCCGCCAAAGCCGGAGCCTCTGGAGCGGGCGCAGCCTCGATAGGAGCAGCCGCAGCTGGCTGTTCCGTACCACTTGCAGCTTCAGTCTCAGCCTTTTGATTTTGTTTCTTCAAAAGCTCTCTGAAATTGATTCTGCGAACTTCCTCTTCCTCAACCAAACCGCGAGTCACGAGTTCACGAGTAAAGGCTGCCTCTTCTGCATCATAATTCAAGGCATCCGGGTTTCCCGGAACTGGGACAGCGGAATATTCCAATAATTCCCACTGATGAATAACCCACAAACCCCACATACCAGCCGCAGCAAAGTCCTCGGTAGAAAGCTTCAAACTCAGACCATACTGCTTATTCACTTCCTCTTGATTCTCAGGAGTAATCTCCGTAAATCTCTGGGGAATAAAACCAATCGACCAAGCGTGCAAAAAACCATCCTTGTAAGCCTGAAATACTTTCACGGCCAAGGGGTCATTGCGGTTGAACTCAGTCGTAACCACAATCGCATCTTCCTGAACATCCATTTGCACGCAACGCGCAATAGGAATTTTGGGAAGAGTTTCATCCATATTATGCAGCCAAAGAACAACCGGATTCTGCTGGAACTTCGTAACGTCCGCACCTTTAGGCAGAACCACCGTACCATATCTGTCGAGCGTTTTCGTATTGACAGTATGGGTAATCTGCAACTTCTCCTCATCCACATTTCGGATATTAAAGGAGAGAGGGATACTTCTGGTTTTTTGTCCCTGTTTCATGGTAACAACCTCCTCACCTTTTCCTATTATGTGTCTGACTGCTTGCTCAAAATCACACGGGCCTTCACAACATCACCCTGCCGAGAAGTTACCGTATACTGAACCACTACGCAATTCGTGTAAGTCGCAGCGGGAATCCCACCACCACGATACCCAGCCAAGAGCTCCACTGTAACAGGCGTACCATTCTGAGCAATCGTGTCGATAGCATAGGTGCTATCAGCTTTGTACTCAGCGCAATCCACCGTAATCGTCAACTCAGAATTTCCATGAGCAACGAAAATCGGATATTGCCTATCAGCAGCAAAGTGCTTAATAGGGTTAAAATCATAATCAACTTCGATACCCTCGCAGTTCGCAATTTCCTTAATACCCACGAGAATACGACCCACATTAGCTTTTAAGTCGGCCATATTAAATCCTCCTTGAGTTCTACTATTAAATACAATTAAGACCGTACCGATTTGATGTGTTTTTGGGGTATTTTTAACAAAATATGGGCCGTCGCTGCCAATTTTCGTAAAAAATACTCAGATTTTTAAACGCACCAAATCTAACAATTTCAACAATTTATGTAATTATCTGGTCTCTATTTGACCCGATTGAATAGAATTGGTTGGATATTTTTTTAATTCTTGGGAAAATCCACAAGGACACACCAATTTTGAGACCCCTGCTCGTTGTATTCTGAGCAAGCGGGTTCCGCCACAGGTGGGGCACTTTGGTTTTCCAATACCACCGATTTTTACGTCCATAAAATTTACCTTTCTTAAAAATCTAACTGCGGGCTTGACCAAATTGGTATAGGCCGCTGTGATCTCCCCCGCAGTCCAGCTCAGCCAGCCTATATTGACCGAACCTTAAATCTGATCGTTACTTGAATACATTCTAGCAGCTTTCCAAGTTCCTTCCGTATCAGTTGCGATCACTAAATAAGTTCGATTAGACGCGAAAGAAACCGATAGCTGCACAAAATAGACTCCGGTATTTAACCACTCTGAAGCGGGCCCATTATAAATTAAAGCATTCAAATTATCGTAAACTTTAAAATTGATGCTCTTCCCGGATTGGAACCCCTTCATTGAAAAAGCGGGTCTAATCCAAGCCATGATAGCCTCCTATTAAAGGAAATACCCTCCGGTTTTTACTGACGTGCTAATAGCGTCAACTTTCCCCTCAATAGAATCTGCTGTGGCCTGAATCGCATCTACTTTGCCATCAACTGCTGTTACCTGTGCACCCACCGCATCAACCTTACCATCCACGGTGGTAACTTTTCCGTCAACAGCGTCTACTTTGCCATCAACCGTATCAACCTTTGTTTCGATTGAAGCGGTCTGTGCTTTTACATCAGACACATCGTAAGCTTCTACATTTACATTCCGATAAGCCACATCTCCATTTACAGCCGAGGTAATTTTTTCCTGCCAAAGACCAGTAACATCAGGCGTATAAGAGAATGTGTAAATTCCTCCACCCTGCCCTGTTACAGCTGGTGTTATGGTGGAACCATCTGGTTTTCTCACAACCACCAAGAGATCACTCAGACCAGCGGTAAAGTCTACAGCTGCGTACTCAACCTTCCGTAATTTACTGACTGTTGCTATCTCCATTTTACCCTCGCTCTCCTATAGGAAATGACCACCGTTAGGCTTCGTCTGATTAGCAGACAAAAAATAGCCTCCAGTGAATAATCCTATAAATTTCACTCTGATCTTTTCTATCACTCGGGCAACTGCAACCCACATATTAAATTCCTTTGATAAAATATTCTACAGTGACAGAGGCTATAGATTTTACCTCAACGCCAAGACACTCAAAATTTTCAGAGATCGAAATATCTTTAAAGCACTTTATCCAACCACCCCAGCCATCAATAGTTTTTAAACGAATCTGATAATCACCAAGAGAGGAATAAAAAGAAAACCCCAAAACGTCAAACCCTGTGTGAATAAACTGAGGTGTTGGGCCCGCCGTAATACTACCAGTGGCATATTTTTGGCCCATAAAATCCTCCGTTATTTTTTTACATTTTTTGTTGTCTTAGTTTTCCTAGATCGCCTAGAAATACCACATGTAGCCGTATCACACTTTCCACGAATATACGCGAGATGTTCACTTAGAGAAAGAACACTCTCATTTGTTTTTCCTACCGTAGCGGCTAAAGCGTCCACTTTCGCATCCAAATGTTTCAGATCATTCGTGGTGATCTTTTTAAAAGCCAGCCAACCACCAACCGCCACCACGATAACAATGACAAAATTCAATAAAGAAATTATACCTGCCGCCACCTTCAACACGGAATCAAGCTCCATAATAAAGTCTCCAATAAAAAATTTTAAATTATTCCTCATCCCATTGTAAAATATATTCAACAGAGAATGAACCTAGTGTGGCTAAAGCACCCACCTGTAATTGAAAAATAAGATAACTTGTGTAATCACCCACATTTGTTAAAATACCAGTTAGGGGTATTGAGGTACCCTCAGAATTTTTTGTGGTAAAATCTACACGAGTTCCCTTAGTAGATAAGATATTTACTGGCTGTGTGTAAGCAGAAATTATGTCTGAATTTACTGTAATAGTATGCCCTGTTGGTATACCTAACGAATACCATACTTTAAAATTTTCCATTTTTACATATGGCGCAAGGTCACAACGGCATCTAATCCAAACTTCGTATGAGTATGTAGTTCCCATTGCAGGAATTTGTAGAGGATAATCTACTTTATTTGCAGTAGCATTATCAATAGTAACAAAGGAGCTAATATTTTTTCCAACCTCTAAAAAATAACCTCCAGAACTATAACCAGAATCTTGAACTATCGTGAGAACTCCAGCCATTATTAGCTCCTTACGGGGTCTTTAAGTCTGGCTCTAAGTTCGGGCAATCGTATGAGCCATCCGGGTTTATCCAATGCTTTTCCATGGAGCCATCCGGCCTGCGAACCCCAACACAAATTCGATGAATAAATCGTTCCTGAACTTGCCCACCCTTCATACGCATTCTCATGCGCTTGAAATAAATCGGCTGTTCCCCATCCCGGATTAAAAACTCATTGGGGTAGCCTAAGCGAGTCTCGGCAATTTTGAAAGAAAAAGGTCTCTGGATAAAACCCAAACGCTCAACCGGAAAAGCCAAACCATTCTTTACTAAAAAGATAGATTCAGACATCTATAGTCTCCTCAACAAGGTTATTTCGCGGAAGGTTCCAAGGACAGCAGGAGTTCCCTGAGTTCTTTCTCCGCCTCTAACAATTTGTACCGAATCCTGGAAAGCTGAAGAATCTGGTCACGATCTTGCGTGGTCACTTTAAGCAGGTAACTGTTCACCTGTTTCTGCTTCTTCAGATACCGGGTCATTCTCTCCTGGGTCAATTTCATCTGAGAGCCTCCTGTCGGTGGCAATAGCCCTACCGAGCTCATTTAACAATTCGACTACCTTATCCATCATTATAGACTTAGGAATGTATGTCTCAGGAATCCCCTGCGCGTCATCCATCTGCACGCCGTCTAAGGAGAAAAGCTTCTCTTGGAAGAGGCCATAGATCAAGGCCTGGTACTCTTTCGCCAAGGTGTCAGTTTTCATCTTTGACATATTCTGGGTCTCCATTAGTTAAATACAATTAAGGGCGTACCGATTTGACTGTTTTTAGGCCCTAAATTGAATATTTTTTTATCTAAAACTGTATAGTTTGCATACACCTACGGAGCCCCTTCTGATACCGCTAAAAGCGGTATCGCCCGGCTCAAATATCTCCTGCCTCCGCATGCGCTTTGGCAGCAGGCTCTTTGGCCCTGGATTTGAAAAGGCTCTGAGATCGTAAAAAATTTTGCCGGGAAATTTTCCACTTGTCGAAACCAGAGCAGGAGGAAAGCTCAGAACTGTTACAGCGGGGGCCACTGGTTTGTTCAGGGCATGTAAGGAAGATTGGCTTTAGCCGTTCTTTCCGTGCTGCCCTGCTTTGGGCCCGGTTTACCGGGATTCCCGGTCTTTTTCAGCTCTGGCTGGGCTCAGGCAGGCTGTTCGGGTTTTCAGTTTGGTACGGTTTTCAAAACCGGAAATCATTGTGAGCGTAAACGAGTGCTTGGAAATGATACTCTCACGAGCAAGTCTTATACTTCTCTACCCGTAACTGTATTATATCTCTCGCTTGGTTATTTACTTTCTTTTCTTCTACTCTTTTAATGATTCTATATCTCATTACTAATATTGATTTTATACTAGATTATCTGTTACTATCACTTATACTATTACCATTAACAGATAACTGAGCTGTCCTGTTACTGATAAAAGCGTTCATGTAAGCAGTGACTATACTGCACTGTAACTGTAATACACTTGATGATTCTTTATCTATTATTGAATTCATTTAATAGTTACTAGAGCAGTTTCTTTCCTGTTCTATTATGGGTACAGCTGGGCAAAGTCTTTCTTGTCTGTCCTATCTTGGCGGGTTCTTTCTGTCCTGTTTGTTCTATCCTGCTTAGAGGCTGGGAACTGTTGAAACATTGCGAAAAAATTCTTTGCGGTGTTGTTAATTCCTCGACGGTGAAAAAAGTTTTTGCAGACCTTGACAACAGCCGGGAGAATGTGCAATACTTCAGCCAGAAAGGGAGGCTAAGACAATGACCACGGCACTAGAGACAAGGCAGAGAACGGAAAACGAGACAGCCGACCTTTTGATTGACATGATCGAGAAAAAAGGAACAGACCTTATATTATATTATCACTTTGAAAGTCTTAGAAATGAATTAAATATGAATCATACCGAGAAAGTGAGGGCCTTTTAATGGTTACTATTAAGAACAAATTAAGTATTGAAGAAGCGGAACAGATACAAAAAGCTTTCAACGGTTCCCGCTATTGGCTGGACGCTATGGTTCAACTTGGCGATATATCGAGAGGCCAGGCGGGTTATATGATTCTTAAAGATGAACTTAATAAGTATAACTTAACACAACAGAAAGGGAAAAAAATATGAAAAGATTCACCGTTATCGAAAACAAAAAACAAAAGTCGCACGTCGTAATTGATACAATAACCGGGCAGGTTATGCTGGACACGGAAAACCCGGAGACCGCACGGAAAGAAGCCGAGGAACTCAACTGGCTAAATGATCTTTAATATTAACAGTAAAGGGGCTTAATATGTTAGTAAAAGATCAGGAAAAAATCGGGATAAAATCGGCGGCAGATGCGGCAAAGGTTTTCCGCTCTATCTTTGAAAGCAGACCAGAGGAGGACGCGCATAAAGAAAGCTTTTATGTTATGGGCCTGGATTCTCAAAACCGTCTGTTATACGTTGACCTTGTAGCTATTGGTTCGGTAAACTTTTGTCATCCTATTGGCCGGGAAGTTTTTCGCCTGGCAATCGTAAAGAATGCCGTTTCAATTATCGTTTCACATAACCATCCCAGCGGAAACATTACACCAAGCCCAGAGGATAGGCAATTCACTCGGGAACTAAAAGAGGGCGGAAAACTGCTTAACATTACCCTCTTAGATCACATTATTATTGGGGATTCTTATTACAGTTTTGGGGATAATGGGCATCTAGTCAACTAAGCCCAGATCATTCAGCCACGGCCACAACAGACCAGAAAAACAGGCAAAAACCGGGAGGGCCTAACTATGAGAAAAGACTTGGTAGAATACTGCGCCAAAGAAGAAATTACAGCAACAGAAAATAGAGACTGGGCACGTCTGCGGGAGGCTAAATTATATACCAGTAAATGTTATTTTAATGCGGAAGAAAAGGAATACTTTTTAAAGGTTCAGAAAGAAACCCCGAAAAAACAAGTGCAGAGTCGATAAAACCACAATATCTTGTATATATGCACAGTAAAGGCACTAAGTACACCACCACAACAGGCAGTATAAAACCCGGAGGAATACCTAAAAATGACCTACTTTATACAGCACAAAGAAAGCAAAAAGCTATGGTCAAATTTTTATGGCTGGGTATGTGATACATTTAGAGCGGATAAATACACCCAGGAACAGCGAGACAATTCTTTTTCCTATGTGCCGGAGTGCGGAGAATTTATCCCAGCAGAATAATATAATAAGAGTATAATAATACTGTAACTATATACAGTATATATACTTATATGCTGTATGCGGCAGGTCTTTTTGCAGTTTTAGATAGGTACAGAAGTAACAGTAACGGTCAGATGTGCGCCCGGCCATATTTCCCTTTCCCGGCTGTACCTGTTCCGCTCTGTTCCCTCTGCTGTTATTGGTTAAATTATCCCCTGTTATACTTGGGAGATTCTCCAGCTTTTCTTTTCTCTCTGCTCTGTGTTTTATTGCTAAACTCTTTTCCTTTTTCTGAAATAAATTTGAGTCTGTACTTGTGGGGTTTTCCGGGTCTATTTGGGTTTTAATTTTCGGCGGCATTCGATAAAATTTCTTTGACATTCTATCAAGTTTTTGACTTCTTCTATTCAGTTTTAAAAAGCGGGAGCAAGGCGGCAATCTTGAAGGGAATATCCAAGACCTAGTTTGACCGTTTGAGCGGCACGGATGCACACGTTTTTTCTGGGCAGGGTGTTCTTTTCGGCTGGTATAAAAAGCCTGGGAAAATTTTCTGGAGGCCTTGCCATTTTGGGATTTTCGTGTTATACTTCATTCATTCAGCGACACGGCAGACAACAAAACTTTGGAGGCCTAGAGGATGGACGGATATAAAAAAATTTATTGCACAGTTACAAAAAAACAATGGGAAAAGATTTTAAAAAATAGGCTATGGATACAGCAAAGACGGTTAAAGAAAGGGCTTAAAAATGGCTGAAAAAACAGTAGACTTAAAACCGCTAACATTTAAGCAGTATTATCAACGGGAAATTCGAGCGGTAATGTTTACTTATGGGGAAACTTTCAAGGAAGCCAAATTTTGCGTTGACAGTCATAATATACAAAAGCAATATTGCTTATGGTTAGAGGCTTTTAAAAATATTCCTATAAAATATGTTAAAACCATCCCGGACAAGGCGCAGAGACTTTTATTTATAAAGTATAATTACGATAATATTATTATGAAAGGTTAAAATTATGGGCTACTCAACAAAACAAATTTCAGTAAGGCGGGCGATTTTAAAACTGGCAAGGATTTCTTTAACGTCCGGTTATGAAACAGACTCAGCCAGTACAGCAGACCTTTTTGATCGTACCGTTGAAGAAAAAGAAATTGCTACCGCGCAAGAATCAGATCATGGGCATATTATCTTAAATTTAAAAGATGGGCGTTTTGTGGATTATTTGATACATTAAAGAATAGTACCAGCAGACCAGCCGGAGGGCTAAAAAATGACCTATCAAGAATTAAAACAAAAACAGCGGGAAGAATTGGACAGGTTCGAGGGCATCTTTTTTGCATTCAATAACGAGCAATTCAAAGAAGGGATGGAAAAAGTCGGCCTTCAAGTAACAGAAACGAGCAAAATTTACAGACTGGCCGGAGGCGGTTTTATTCTTAAAGATCGTTCCCAAGCATTCAAGACCATGTTTGAGAATCACGCCGCAGAGATGAAAAAGTTAAAACAGGACAGGAAAGAACAGCTGGCCGCTTTAACGTATGAGCTACAAAATCACGAGTACATTATAACCGGGGATATTCACCCCGCGCTTGAGGCGTTAGGCTGGACGGTGGCGGACGTTGACCAGGACATTTTAAAACAGGCAAAAAATGCGGCCATGGCGTAAATAATACCAGTAATATAGATAAAGCGGAGGCCTTAAAAAATGATTGCAACAGAAAAAGACCAGTTTGAATTTTGGGTGAAAATGTTCCGGCCACGGGCTGAGAAATACCGCAGGGCCACGTTAAAAAAGCTCAAGGCGGGCGTTAGTATTTTCGAGACAGTACAGCAAAACGCCGACAAGATCAAGGCCTTGGAATACTTACGGGATGGTTTTGTGAATCTCGGCAAACAGTAAAGGCTAGGCCTGGGAGGGCCTCAATAATGGACAGCGTAAAATTTTCTTCTTGTGCCACGTCAAACCCGCCGGATATTCTGGAGGGCCTGGAGCCAGAAGCTTTTTTGACTAAAAAATATAACAGTAAGTTTTCTTTTGGTCTCAACAATTTGCACAAGTCGGGAGTTTATAAAGAAAACGGCTGGGCCTTCAATTTTAGGCCTTATCTGAAGCGGTATGTATTTAAGCAATATGACCAATGGCATGAAATTTTTGCTCCCAATAAGACAGCGTTAAGGGCCAGTATTTGCGGGAAAATTTTAAAAATTGTTGAACTTTAAGGAGGCTATGACAATGGATATTTTTACAATAGCCGGAAATAACGGCCACAAGATCGAGTATAAAAGAATTGACTCGGGAACTTGCTACCATGCAGAAACGCCGGAGGCGGTTGTTAATATTCTGGAACATTGCCGGGAGCATAATATTCGGGTTCGGGTTTGGTTCGGTGAAAATGGCAGAAGTTGGGATGAGGAAAATGATACTATTGGCTATATTGGAAGATCAACGGGCGGCGTGGCGATTCCTTTACTTGTGAAAAATTCTAACAGTTTCGGCGGTGGCGGTCTGTTAGATCACTGCATCGTTAAAATTATCAGAACAGACAGCAAGAAAGTTTTATATCAGCATCCAAAATTTAGCCAGGCCTTTTTTGAGGCGGATGATTCCATGGTTTATAAATGCAAGGCCAAGGGTGAAAGGGCGGACGCTGAAATATATGCAAATTGCGACACATGGGAACAGGCGCAGAGACTTGCCGACTTTATGAACGGGGTTAGAAATTCAAAATAATTTCAACAGATCAAAAAACCGGGAGGCTGAAAACGTGACAAACAAAGACCTTTACCAGACAGTAACCAATAAGATCATTGAGGGATTGCAAAAAGGGGCTATTCCTTGGCAGAAGCCTTGGAAAGGCGGAGGGCATCCGGTAAACTTCATCAGCAAAAAACCTTACCGGGGAATTAACGCCCTGCTTTTGTGGCTGGACATGCAGGAAAGGGGTTATACACAGCCTTATTATTTGACGTTCAAACAGGTCAGCAATAAGGGCGGGAAGGTCAAGAAAGGGGCACAAAGTCAGCTGGTTATTTATTGGAATTTTCTGCACAGAAAGACGGAAGAGATCGGGCCGGACGGAAAGCCCAAAGTTCGCAAGATTGCGTTATTGAAATATTATCGGGTTTTCAATATCGAACAGACCGAGGGCCTTAAATACGACAGTAACACCCAGGCCTTAACCGAGTTTCAGAAAATCGAACAATGCGAAAAGATCGTCAGCGGGTACGCCACCAGGCCCCAGATCAATCACAGCGGCTTAGCGCGGGCTTGTTATTCTCCCAGCCGGGACGCCGTAACCATGCCGGAACAGCGGGCTTTTATCAGCGAGGAGGAATATTACAGCACTCTTTTCCATGAACTTGTTCACAGTACCGGGCACGAGAAAAGACTTGACCGGGAAGAGCTGGCACAGCATGACGGTTTTGGCGGGCACAATTACAGCAAAGAAGAATTGACGGCAGAGATCGGGACGGCGTTCTTGTGTACCTTAACCGGGATTGATAATAAAACGCTGGACAATTCCCAGGCTTACATTAACAGCTGGATTCAGGCCTTGCGTAATGATGAAAAAATGGTTGTTATGGCAAGCGCGAGGGCACAGCGGGCAGTTGACTATATGCTGGGCATTAAGTTTGAAGAGATCGCCGCCACGGAAAAGGCGGAGGAAGAAAGCGCGGCAGTTCTTTAAAAAGATCAGTAACACCAGCTTAACAAGAAAGGCAAAATATGATAAAGAAACAAGTTTATCCGCCTAACTGTGGGGCTAACTGTTCAGATCGTTGGCTCGCTGAAGTTCGGGAAAATGGCTGGCTGATGAGTTTCTCCCGGCATGATACAAAACAGGCGGCGGAAAGCTGGCTGGAAAATCAGGGCGGGGAGCTGAGCGCAGGGGCCGCTGGTTTATATGCGGACGTTTTCAAAAATCATGGACGTTGAGGCCTTGACAAAATCGGTTTTGCATGGTATACTTGAAACATTCCAGGAGGCTAAACGGTGCTAATTCCAAAATTTAACAACACAGAAGAAGCCTTAGTATTTGGGGCCGCGCATACGAGCCAGGCAGAGATTAGACTGTTGAGGCTTGAGCGTGCCCGCCTTGTGGAGCAATTCAAAAAGTTATTCGACAGCGGAAAAGAAAAAGAAGCTCTATTTCTTGCAAGCGGCCAGGCGCAATTTGTCCGGGAAGCTCTGGAAGAAGCGGAGATCATCAGCAATAAAAAATCCACAGTAACCAGCCGAGTATTAAATTACTCAGTTTTGTTTCTGGGTTTTATCTGGGACGTTTGCCTTTGGATTATTCGCGGGATTTTCTGGCTTTATAGCTGTTTCGTGTTGGGAATTTGTGCAGGCATGGGCCTTCTGGCTTTTATTCTTGCATCAGCTTTTGCCTTTGGTGTGTTCCTTATGACGATAATTTTGTTTATTCACATGTAAGGAGGGCTTGAATGTTCGGGGAAACGATTTTTGCCTATACCAGAAAACAGGCGATTGAGGACGGGGTGCTTGTTGATCTTTCAGAAATGGCTAAAGAGGCCGGGATTAAATTCCCGGTTGCAGTAACCGCCGGGGTGCAGGCTGTTTTAAATAATCTTGAAGTACCCGGACAGGATTATCAAGGCCGCGCCTGGGACATGTTTACAATTTTTAAGTTGGCTATCCGCAGAAGTGGCGGGCAGATCGTTTGTTTTGCTCCATTATTTGCCAGTAAAGCGGCCAATGGGCGGACAGTAACAAAGGCGGTTAAGATGTGGGCCAAGTGCGGGCCAGGGGATTCGGCGGAACCTGTTATAACAATTATGCTTGAGGGAGAAGATTAACCATGAAAGAAACCTTTATTTTTCTTTTCGGTGTGTTGGCGTTTTACATTATCATGCTGGGTTTTGGTCTTCAGTATTTAATCAAGATCGCGGCGGCCTTACAGATCAGCCCGGATTTTGCGCCGGGACTTTAAAAACAAATCAGTAATAAAACCTGGGAGGGTTTATGTTAGTCAAAGATTATTTAAGCGAGAGAACGGATGAACAATTAAAGGATGAGTTAAAGGCCCTTAATTGTACGATCAACCGTATTCAATGCTTCAGTACACAGGATTTAATGTTACAAAATAGAATCCGTTTGGAGTTGGAAACCCGTAAAACTCTGCGAATGATGGAGCGTATAAATGACAGGCTGGAAAAACATTTTCCGGCTAGGAATTGCCACCATGCAGAAGTTTTTAGTAAATGGGGTGAGTTTGAACGGGTTTTTGAACAGCGGGCAAGGCAATAATTTATAACAAAATACCTCGGGAGGGTGCCTTGAAAGCTTTAATTGAAAACTTGAAACAGAACGGCCAGGACTTTGAGTTTTACCCGACTACTCGGGAGATCATCGAAAAAGTCTGCCAAGATATTACCCGGCATCAATCAGGCGTTAATCTGCTGGACGTTGGGGCGGGTAATGGGCATTTCTTTAAGATCGCGGAAGAAATTCAAAAAGCCTCTGAAGATGCGGACACTCCGAGAAAGTTCAATATCTATAAAAAATACGCGATTGAAAAATCTGCCATACTCATAAAAGAAATGCCGGAAGATGTTTTTATTCTCGGCACTGACTTTATGGAGCAGACCTTGATTGACAAGCGGGTTGATGTGATCTTTTGCAATCCGCCTTATTCGGAGTTCAAAGAATGGGTCATTAAAATCATCAAGGAGGCAAACGCCAGTCATATTTATTTAGTAATCCCGGAACGCTGGAAAGATCAGCCGGAAATTTTGGCGGCTCTGAAAAGGCGCAAGGAGACCTCAAGGTATTCAGTAATTGGGTCTTTCGATTTTCTGCATTCTGAGTTTCGAGAGGCGCGGGCTAAGGTTGAAATTGTTCATATTAACCTATCGGATTCAAGTTACCATAGCTCCAGGGAAATGTGCGAGGTAGACCCTTTTGATCTTTGGTTTGAGGAAACCTTTAAGTTTCAGGCTGAGAAGGAAAAGACCTCTGATTATCAGGACGAGGCCGCGAAGAAAGAACAACTGCACGCCCTAGTCAAAGGCCGGAATTTACTGGAGACCTTGAGCGAACTTTACATTAACGCCACGCAAGAACTTCTCAAGACCTATCGGGTTGTTGAGGGCCTTCCTGCGGATATTCTTAAAGAGCTTAATGTTGATCTGAAAGGACTCAAGGAGGGTTTAAAAGTCAAGATCAAAGGGCTGAAGGCTATCTATTGGAAAGAACTTTTTGATAACCTCGACAAGTTGACTGATCTGTTGACTTCGGACAGTCGCAAGAAACTTTTGGACAAACTTTTTGAACACACAGATATTGACTTTACTGTGAACAATGCCTATGCTGTGATACTGTGGGCCGTGAAGAATGCGAACAAATACATGGATTCCCAGTTGTGCGATATGTTCCATGAGTTGACGGCGCAAGAAAATATCCATAATTATAAATCAAACAAGGCAATCCTGCAATCATCTTGGCGTTATCGAGATACAAAGCATTCTCATTATACGCTGGATTATCGGATTGTTGTTACTAGATATAACTGCTTTAATTCCAGTGATTACGGAAGATTTGAATATCCTAACGGTTTGCATAAGGATGTAAATAATTTTCTGAATGATCTTTGCACGATTGGCCGGAACCTTGGTTTTGATGTTCTATCATCCTCGTTTGATATGTCCTGGGATGCCGGAAAAGAAAATGACTTTTATATGAACTCAGGGGATGGCGAGAAACTTTTTATGTCAGTCCGGGCTTACAAGAAAGGTACGGTGCATATTAAGTTTAATCAGAACTTCATTAAAGCTCTTAACATTGAGGCGGCAAGAATAAATAAATGGATTAACACCCCGGCAGATATTATTTCAGAGACAGATATTGAGCCGGAATTTGTGCAACATTATTTCAACCGCAATTTTAAAGTTGGGATGCACTATATCCCCTGTATTACGCAACAATAGGGCTTGACAAAATCGGAGTTGTGTGGTATACTTGTGGCTCAAAGGTGAAAGCACCAGAACTAATAAGGAGCTTAACCATGCGGAAGTAACAAACGCGAAGGGACAGACCAGCGAACCGGGAAAATTTAATAAGCCGGGCAAGGCTGTATCTGTCCCGCTGAAACCAGACGGCGGAGGCCGATAATAAAATGAAAATTATATTTCATGGTGATCGTAAGTCAAAGACAGTCCGTTTAGGTAAAATGTTAAGGAGACTCTTTCCAAAATTAGTCTTGATTGATTTATGGGATGGCTATAAGAGTAGAATATTTTTCCGAGAAGACCAGTCTGATGTGCATACACGTAGGGCCGCCGAGATATTTAATGTGCCATATCGTGCGGTAACAAAGGAACAAAGGACAGTCGGCAAGCTAGATAATTACCGAAGAGTTTATTCTCGGGACTCTTCAAGTTTTGTCTTGGATTCCTTAGTAGGTGGTGCGGAATTTTTATATAAACTAGTTCAGATAATCGAGAATAGAAAGGCAAAAGTAAAATGGCCGAAGAATTCAAAATAAACGATTTGGTTACAAGCAAAGAAGGCTCCCGCTTTAATCCCAAGACTTCCGGGAAAATCGTAGGCTGGGGCAAGTGGCGGCACTATGCCGGGGCCAAGGTGCAGAAGGAAGACGGCACGGTTAAGCTGTACCTACTCAAGAACCTCATCAAGCGGCCTGTCCATGACTTCCTTCTTATCACGAAGTTTAAGACGGCCAGAATTAAAGTGCTTGATGGTTATATCTTCGATGCGCCGACTTCTTTCCGTAATTGGGAAAAGCATCCTTTAACTGAAGTGCTGGCGAATTTTCCAAAATCTCGGGTTGTCTCGGTAGGGTAGCCCCTTGACAAAAGGCTGAAAGTGTGGTATACTTGCTTCACGTTTGGAGATCAACCGAAAGGGCCTTATGAGTTTAGCTGACCATCAACAAGTTGAAGCGGTAATCGAGCAGGTAAAGAAAACAGGCCAGGAGATCATTATATCTTTGGGAGAATATTCCGAATCTGCTTTCAGAAACCTGTATGACACAGCAAATAACCATGAGCAGACTCTTGATGTGGCAATAGTTGAACGGGGCAAGAGTTTCAAAATCTTTAAAGTCTAATTGCAGAACAGCGGGCAAGTTAGTAAGGCTTCCCCGAGCCTACCCTCCCGGCTAACTGCCCGCGCATTTTTACTTTGGAGGAGCCATGAGTAGAAGAACGGATTACGTTAATGATCTAAGCTTTGAGATGCCTGTTGATGATGGTTTTGAATCTTTCGAGGCTGATGTTAAGGTCGAGATTGAAACCTATATTTATGGGGATGATGCAGACGGCAATCGTGGGGAAGAGCGGACAGATCATTTTGTTGAGGTCATAGAGGTCAGAAACGCAGAGGGAAAGGCTGTTGTCTGCACGCCTGCCATGGAGGGGAAAATTTGCGAAGTAATCCTTGAACAGGGAGACTTTTCGTAATGACCCAGACGCTTGAGATGATCTTAGCAATATTGCTTATAATAATTTTATTCTCAGTTTCACCGTGGCAATATTGGGCAGTAATAATTTTAATCGGCACAGGCATTCGAGAAGTCACAGTAATCATTCAAAAATTATCGGAGGTCAAAAGTGGGTGTAACAAAAGATCAGATCAAAAAGATGATTAAAACCGTGGAAGGTAAGGGCCAGGATAGCATTAAGCTCAGGCAAGTATCTGTCCGCAAGAATGTTTACAAGGCCGACTTCACGCTGGCAAAGGCTGGAGAAAAAACTTTTGTGAGTAAGACTTACACGAAAGACGCGCTGTGTGCGGCCTATGCCCAGAGGATTAAGGTTTAGGATTATCTAAGACCTATTGAACTTTCTGAATGCACAAAAGAAGGCGAGAACAAAATGGAGATCAAAGAAATTCAAGCAGAAAAGCAAAGATTAGCTTCAGCAATTCACGGGGCTATTATGAATTTTCAAAGCAAAACAAGTGCTGTTGTTACGGATGTTCGGCTTCAGCCCATCTATGGCAGTGATCGGGCGGACGGTTTGCCCATTAACTGTAACATCCGGGTAACAGTAGAGGTTTAAAAGATAGTGAAGTTGGCCTATATGTTTGTAAGGGCATAAGGACATATAGGGAGCCACCAACAGAGACCACGAGCCTGCACGTAAATCCGCCTTGTGGTAGTGACACTACGCAGGGACAGCTGGGAGAGACCAGCATCCTTTCAAATCAAACAGTAACGGGGGAGAACATGCAAGAACTCACATTTTTCTTTCATCGGACGCCTTTCGTGGACATTTCAAAATATGACTTTGACGTGGAACAGTTGAAGCTTATTCCGAAAGAGATCATGGAAGAATATCGTTTTGTGATCTTGGACGTGTTTCAAAACGGTTTTACGCTCGGGATGGTTGAGCCGCAGTTCAGGGAATTTATTCAAAGTATCTTTAATAAACATTTTCAGAAGCGGATTCACCTTGGCGTGTATAAAGTCCATGAAGAACACCTTCAGCCTATGTTGGCTCTGGTGTAAAGGAGGGCTATGGCAAAATTTAGGTTTATAAAGACAGAATGCCCGGATTGTGGTGGAACAGGTTTATATCGTGGCATGTGCGAGGCCCCAGATGGTGCAGTAGTTTGTTTGGGTTGTGCGGGCACGGGCTGTTCTATTATTCGTTACAAGCCCTTTCATAGGCGCAAGAAGATTATGAAGAATCAGCCCAAAGCTGTCTGGTTATCTCGTGGTAGGCTCATGTTAATGGCAGACGGTCAACAGCCCAAGAAAGGGACATACGCAGACTTTCTTAATGGGAAAATCAAGTATTAAAAATCAATAAAACAAAAGGAGCGCGTGTAACATGAAGAAATTTTTTGAGGGTATTCAGTTTATTGGACAGAGTATTTCGTTATCGGCCAGAATTATCCCGAGTATGGTCTCACCACTGGTTTATTTGGCAGTAATCCTGGCTCTTCTTTTAATCTTCCAGGTTAGTCCGGTTAGAGCCTGCACGGAGCCGGGCTGTACTTTTGATAGCAATGTTCAGGATACAAATGACGGAAAGGCCGGGGATATTTTTACCTATTGTGGTGAGAAAGGTAATAATAGTTTAGGCACTTGGGTTAATCCCAAAGATGTTCCAGAATTAAAGGGTGACAAAGGCGAAAAGGGTGATACTGGGGCTAATGGTAGGGACGGCCTTGACGGTGCAAAGGGTGATAAAGGCGATAACGGCGATACCGGAGCCGCAGGTAAGGACGGTTTGAATGGTCTCGATGGGCAAGACGGCAGAGATGGTTTAAATGGTTCAGATGGGGCTAAGGGTGATACAGGGCCCGCCGGGAAAGACGGCTTAGATGGTGTAAAGGGCGATCAAGGAGACCCCGGTAAGGCTGGTAATGACGGCGCGGACGGTGCAGTAGGGCCCCAAGGTGCCAAGGGTACGGATGGAAAGACACCTGTAAAAAATGTTGATTATAAGGACGGAGATCAAGGGGCCAAAGGTGATACCGGGCTTACCGGGCCGCAGGGTAGGGGCCTTAAAGATCGTTATGAGATCGTTGGAGAGTTGCGAGTTCTCGATACAAAACACACCACTTGGTCATTACAGGCCGGACGTGATGTGAATAATGATAATAATATTTTTCAGGGCCGTTTGACCATTAAGCTCGGAAAGAGTTATGAAGAACGCCGGATTGAGGAGCTGGAGAAAAAGATCAGTACCTTAGTCCCAGACGGCAGTGAGACCACGGTTATTAAGAATGAAAAAGGTGAAGTTATTTCAATGAGTATTCACGATTCAAGTTATGGCGGCAGTATTACGAAAAAGTTTTAAGATAAGGGCCAGTAAGCGCACCTGGCAAATGCAGAACCTCTGACTTACTGGGTAGACCTCATACCATTCGGATAGTCACGTTGGACAGAAACCGCACAGACTCACAGCCGAGGTGAGTACAGACGCCGCAGTACCCGGCCCATTGGGGCAAATCCGAACCTTAGGACGCCGAACCAATATGGAGCGACCGGGGTTGGTGCAATCGGACACGGTGGGAGATACCTTGACCACCCCACATTTCGGGCGATAGTGTAAAGCGCACAGCCTCTCTGGTGAGGACGAGTGGATACTGGCGTAATCCAGACCCGACCAATTTTAGGAGAATTAAAATGCGTGGACAGACACTAATAGGCTTTATAGGGTTTGTAGTTTTATGGGTATCCATATTTATTACTGTCTGTTCTGTGCAAAACCATCTGTATAAGAAGCCACATTTAATGGAGGTGGCTAAGGTAATCTGTGCTGAGGCATGTTCAATGGGCCCAGATGTCATGCTGGGTGTAGCCAATACAATTCAGAATCGTATGAAACTAAACGAAGAAACAGCCTTTGAAGTAGTGACGAAGAAGAATCAATATTATGGTTACACGAATCTAAATAAAGAAGAGATATTTATGGATAGGGAGTGCCGATCTGTTTCAATAAATCTAGCGGCAGACCTCCCCAATTTACGGGATATTACGGATGGCGCAGTATTCTTTAGGATGCCGGGAGAAAAGAAACAGCCTTGGCATAAACACTTAACCGCTGTGATCGAAGGCGTGGAGTTCTACAAATGAGCAGAGATTTAATAAGCACAGAAAGAATGAGGTATAATGAGAATAATTCAAGAAGTCCCTTTAGAGCCGAAGGTTTTTCAAGAGATAATGTTTGGAGAATCTACGCTATTTTTATCCGCAGGATGCGGCCCCGGTGGACTATCTATTTTTTTAGAGGTGGACGATGAAGAGCCCAGGGATAAGCCCATAGGCTTTTTCATTTTCACAGCCAATGACCCACGCTTTAATGATCTCCCAGATAACTTTAACTTTGTTTCAACGGTTCAGGTAATGTCCAAGGGTGAACTATTCAGCTGTCATGTTTACATGGAAGAAATCGACTTTGAAATGCCAGAAGAGCTTTACTAATGAAAATTGATAGAACTCTCATAGATCAGGGCTATATCACTGAGCGGAAGCATCCAACCGCTGATTATTTTATTTACAATTACACCGCAAAGACTCAGTATGATCGCTTTTGGAACGAACTGACCTTACAATGTCGCGGGTTAATTCTGGATGGGGCTGGCAATGTTATTGCTCGGCCTTTCAGCAAGTTCTTTAACTACGAGGAGTATCAAGAAGGCTCTTTTCTAGGTAAGCTTCCGGCCTTCCACCGCTTCACAGCCTTAGAGAAGATGGATGGTAGCCTCGGGATTCTCTACTTTTTACCAGATGGGGAGGGCCGAATTGCCACGCGAGGAAGCTTTGAAAGTGAGCAGGCTATAGAAGCCACGAGAATTTGGAAGGAAAAATATACAGCAGTTCCCTATTCCGCTGGCTTTACATTTTTATTCGAGATAATTTATCCAGAAAATAGAATCGTGGTTGACTATGGCAATACCCGTGATCTCATTCTCCTAGCCGTAATCAATAATGAAACGGGCGAAGAGTGGTCTTATGCTGAGATGCAGGCCTTTGCGGGTGCTTGGGGATTAAATTTGGTTAAGCAATACCCAATAACTTCCTTTGATCTTGTGACCCTAAGACAGGTGCAGGAGATCGGCAAGGAGGGCTTTGTTATTCAGTTTGATACGGGTCTACGAGTAAAGATGAAGTTTGAGGAATATGTTCGCTTGCACAGAATTATTACAGGCGTAAGTACCAAGACGATCTGGGAATATCTACGAGATGGACAGCCTTTGAATGATCTGCTTGACCGAGTGCCGGATGAGTTTTTTGAGTGGGTAAAGTACACAAGTAGAGCTTTAATTAGGGCCTTCGAGTCTAAGAAACAATGGGCTGAAGATACGCTTTCTAATTACCCGGACTTGACAAAAGCAAAAGAGTGTGGTATACTTAACCCGATTGCTACGAAGATTGCTCAGGAAAAAGACTCAGGGCTTTTGTTTGCTATGTGGAAAGGTAAACCCTATGATCGGATAATTTGGGATTTGATTCAACCCGATTATTCAAAACCATTTAAACAGGATGCTTCAGATGTGGGATAAAAAGTATACGATTTTAGGAAATCATTCTACCATCACAAAGAACCGTATTATTGCTTGGCGGTTAATGCGTGGGTGGACATGCCGCCAGAATCGTATAACTGGAATTTGGCATATTTGGGAAAAACCTGCTGAGAAAGACTCCTTTAAATTAAAGAAAACAAAGCGTGGTTTTAATATTCGGGTTTTTCGTGACTATTATCGTGTGGCTTGTTCACTACAGAAGTCCTCATTAGCCACTAAAAACTGCATCTGGCTCGGCTGTGAGGAGGCGAATCCTCGCGTATGTAAACCGGGTCAAGGCTGGGTGCCTGTAGAGATGCCGGAAGGCACGCTTTGTGATACTCGTATGCACTTAACGCAGGAACAGGTAAAGCGACTTTTACCCCACCTAATAAAATTTGTTCTAACTGGAAATATCTAAGGAGCTTTATGAAAAACTTTCTAGGAAAGCAAAGAGCTGTAAAGAATGGCCGAGACTCCGTTATCTCTTACCAGGAAAACCAAGCCAGTATCACAGTTGAGATCAAGCGGCCCGATCTGCGCTATCTCAATGAGCTTACCCGGATAACCTGCGGGGCTGATCTTTTGCAGACAAAGTTTTTTCCGAATGCTAAGGAGATCACGGAATCCTTCGGGGCCTATAATGCGGTAAGAAAGCATCTCCAAAATGATTACTCATTCACGGATAAAACAGTAACCTGTTATGTGATCGGTGATGGATGCAAGCCCAGAACTGGCGCGGTATTCGCTTTCAGGACTGCCTGGAAGGTTCTCTCGATTGACCCCAAGTGTTCTTTACCGGATGGCGAACATCCCCAAATTGATAGGCTTTGGACGATTAAAGCCCGGATAGAAGACTTGCAATTTAAGCACCACCCACAGAGTAAAGTCTTGGTTGTCTGTGTTCATTCGCATGCTCTTTTAAGTAATGTCCTGGGTGCAATCTGCATGGATGATTTTACCATTGTGAATATTCCCTGCTGTGTTCCCTCTGATCTTACGGAGGAGCCAAATATTATTTATCAGGATTGGGGAATTACTTCACCGGAAAGAACGGTTGAAATTTACAAGTTCAAGGATGAATAGCATGGAAAATATTCGTAGCCAAATATCAATCGCCCGTGATGCTTTTCAGGCAAAGACAGGGCATAAGCCAACTAGTCTAACTTTGGGTTATCAGCAGTACAAAAAGCTTCTTGCTGAGATCGAACCTTGGGCGCGTATTATCGAGATAGCCAGCATTAGGGATACCAATAAATATTGGGGTATGACTATTTGGATTTCTATGTCCAAAGAAAAGATTGAGGTATCATAATGGGCCTCTATACAATTCCTTTAATCGTGGTGGTTTTATTCTTGATCGTTTGGCTGAAGGGGCGGGTCTGATGGATACCAATAAATTACCAGGGTATGCTGAAGCAAAGCGATTAGGTTATGAATTATATGCTATCTGTGGTCAGGGTTTAGGTGCCTGGTATGTAAAAGACGGCTTGACGTTAAAGGTTTCCTATAACGGTACGGCAACTTTAATGGGCATGTATAAGCTGATTCAATTAACGACAGCTGAAATATCTTTTCCACATAGAAATTTTAAAATATTTGAAGGGCAACTGAGACAATTATTAGACGGGGTACAGGGGTAATGAATTTAAAAAAGTTCTCTGCAACTACGGCAAAGAGTATCAGAGCATCCTTTCTCTCAGCTAAGCAGGCGGAAAGACGCGCTCGGATTTTTGCTAAGCAGGGTTTAACAGCAGAAGAATTTATACGGCGATTAACACCACCTAAGGACTAAATTATGGAAGATAGACTAATGCTTACAAAGAAACTTTCTCTAAGGCAGTTCTGTTTAAAAGAACTAAAGTATACAGAATATCAATGGAAAAAGGTTAAGCCAATACTTTCACTTATTTATAAAAATAAAATAAAATTACCTGATGAGAAATGGGCTAATTTTGCCGGACTCTATTCCGGTAGGGGTGTAAACGTATACACTGGATTAGCTAGTGTTTTTAAAAGTGCACTTCAAGCACGGAGATAGCATGGAAGACATTCTTATTCTTAAATGCTTAGTGGGTAGCCGGGCACATGGCCTTCATAATGAAGACTCGGATTATGATTTTCGGGGTGTCTATGTTACGCCTACTGAGAAAGTTCTGAGTTTGAATTATAACTATAAAGGTTCTCATTGGTTCGAGGGCAAAGAAGATCAGACCACCTATGAAATTCAGCACTTTCTTGAACTGGCTTTAAAGTGTAATCCCACAATTCTTGAGGTTTTTAAAGCCCCGGTTGTTGAATGTAATCCTAGTTGGCGTATTGATATGACCTTTGGTTATGCTATGCGGGAACTCTTTCCGTATGTATGGAATCCGAATGATGCCTTCAATGCTTTCGTGGGCTATGGCCTTAATCAGCGGCGTAAAATGTTGGATAAGAAAGATGCCCGGCCCAAGAAGTATGCTATAGCTTACCTGAGAACTCTCTGGAATTTGATTGATCTATTGGAGACAGGAACTTTTAGTTTAGAAATAAATAATCAAAATTTTAAATCAGAGTTATTGTGGATTAAGAATTGTCCAGAGGGTCAGTTTAATATTGGGCAGATTATTAACCGAGCAGAGGATTTAACGGACACAGCAAAAATAGCCTTAGCAAAATGTGAGCGTAAGGCACAGCCAGAAAAAGTTAATGAATTCCTATTGGAAGTACGCCGGAGGTATTGGAATGGATAACTGGAGAAATAAAGACTGCAAAGATTGTATGTTTAGAGTTATCCGAAATTGTCAAAGATTTCCACCAACACAGGCTCATCCAAGTGGCGAGGGCCGAGCAATTTACCCGATAATTTCAGTTAATCGAAGACTAATGCACTATGATTCTAAATTAGAAACAGTCTATAGTTCGGCCTGTGCTGAGTATAAGGAGAGCTTTTAAGCTTAATTTATATGCCGTATAAAAATCCAGAAGATAAAAAACAATATTATTTAAGGCTGAAATGTTTAGAGCGCAGGTGTAAAGTATGCGGAGAATTTTTTCTGTCATCTATCTATAAACCTAAGGCTAAGTTTTGTTCTGTAGCCTGTAGACAAATTGGAAATTCTCGGTTCTCTGCTAAAAAGCGTGGCGATGCTTTACGGGGTACGGGTAATAGAACCTACATAAAGTACGCAGGGCAACATTATCATAGGTTTTTAATGGCTCAGGCCTTAGGCCGTAAATTAAGAGCCTCTGAAATTGTGCATCATATTGATGGAAATAAGTTTAATAATACTCTTTCAAACTTACAAATTATAAATAGGGCTGAGCATTGTCGTATACACTTTACAAAAAATAGAAAGTGTACTATCCCAAACTGTAACAGAAAACATGCGTCAAAAGGTCTTTGCAGATTACATTATGATAAATTAAGGAGGGGCCATGAATAAGGTCAAGTTTACTATTGGTTTAATCGCTTCGGGCAAATCAACGTGGTCACGCGAGTTCTGCCAGAAGAATACAAACTGGATACGGGTTAATCGGGATGATCTTCGCTATATGCGAGGGAAGTATTGGCTCCCCCGCCAGGAAGATTTGATTACTCAATTTGAGCGGGCCTGTACCATCACAGCCCTGTCTATGGGTTATGATGTGTTGGTTGATGCGACTAATTTGAATCCGGCTAGGTTGAATAATTTTCAAGATTATATTTTGAAACAATTCCCTAAAATTGAATTTAGTTATCAGCGATTTGATACAGACGTGGAAGAGTGCATTAAACGTGATCTTCAGCGGCCTAACTCCACGGGTGAAAAAGTTATTCGGGATATGTATAAGAGGTATCTCGCGCCAAAGGCTGAGCTTATTTACTGGAATTCCGATCTACCTAGTGCTGTAATATGTGATTTGGATGGGACGCTTGCTACTCACTCCGGGAGAGGCCCCTATGAAGAGGAACTCTGTGGGACTGATCTACTTAATATCCCAGTTGCAAATATTATTTTAATGGAACAGACTCGGCAAGTTCCGCCTACAATTTTATTTGTCTCTGGAAGGCAGGAAAAGGTTAGGACTGAAACATTAGCCTGGCTACTCCGTTATGGTTTACTTTTTGGGACAAATAGACTTCTTATGCGGCCTACCGGAGATACCCGTAAAGACGCCATTGTTAAGCGGGAAATATTCGAGCGAGAAATTCGTGGGAAGTATAATATTGATTTTGTATTGGATGATCGTTTGCAAGTGTGTAGAATGTGGCATTCACTCGGTTTAACTGTCTTGCGCGTTGGAGACCCGGATGCCGACTTTTGATTTAGAAACTATGCTTAATTTGAATCAACTGGGAAAAACAAATAGATTTATAGCAAATTATTTATCTACCCATCATCGGACTATAAGTTATTGGTTAAATAAATATGGCTTTAAATCCACTTGGGCAAATCAACCTATAGAACGTATAAATTCAAAAGAGGCTAAGTGTTCTAGGTGCAATAAGATTAAATCTATTACTCAATTTCAACACGGTAGGCGTGGACAAAAATATGAATATCATTTTTCTTATTGTAATGATTGTAGGAGAAGACAAATATACTTAAATCTTAATTCAGATATTCATACCAGACTCAGCGGAAATTATGCTAGGCTAAAAGCTCGGTGTAAAAAACGCAATATTGAATTTAATTTAACACGGTTAGACTTAGAAAAACTTTTTATCTTACAGCGGGGTAAATGCTTTTACACAAAAATTATGCTAGATTGGAAAGTTGGAGAAGGGCGCAGTAGAAATTCTCTTTCTATTGATCGAGTAAATCCCTTATATGGTTATATTCGCGGAAATGTTGTACTTTGTGCAACTCGTATTAACAGCGTTAAAAATGATTTAACCCTGTTAGAATTAAAACTTTGGATACCTAAGTGGTATTTAAAAACTAAAAAACTATCAATTTTGTGGAATAAAGTTTTAAAAGGAGATTTTTAGATGGCCTTATTTAAACTCGCGGCAATTAAGGGAATCATTCACGAAGCTGAACACGTTGAGAAGTTAAACCATCTAACCTCTGAGCAGTTAGACCGTTTGGAGAATGCTGTACTTTTTCGGATTGAGCAGATTTGCCAGATTGCTGACCCCGTTAGCCCGGAAAAGTTTTTAGCTCGCCTGAGGAACAATGGAACCTAAACAAATACCCTTGATTAAATGCGCTGATATGACCCATGAACAGCGAGCAGTTATTCTAAAGCTGATGCGTGTCTTTGCGCCAAAGCTTTTACGAATGGTTCCGAAGTATGCCTGCTTAGGGGTGGAGGGTTTTGAGGATGCTCTATTAGAGGCCTACGATATGGGCCTATTGAAAATCACTCTGAAAGAAGAACTTCCGGGTATTCAGCAGGCGCATTTAAGGGTATACGATGAAATCACGCATACTTATTTGGATGTATTTTAAGGAGACCTTATGTTGAACGGTAAGCCCGTAATAAAACAGTATGTAAAATTCAGCTTAGCGGCGATTGTTCAAAGCTATGTCTGGACACTCTGTGGTAATCAGTATACAATTCAGCCCAGTCTTTTCTGGCTTTTGCTGGGTGTGTGGGCCAGCGTATGTTTTTTGGCTTTTATTCTGGGCATGATGGTTTGTCTTTATTGCAATGAATAGATTTCCGCACCTTTAAGCGAAGCCGGGTAGCATAGTTTAAAGTGAGAATGCGACCTCTGCTTGCTCGGTCAGAAGTACCTACGGATGAAATACCGGGCTACCCATTGACAAATTTAGAATTGTGTGGTATACTTGCTCCATAATCGTAAACCATACAAAGGAGATCGAAAAGATGTCTAAGTTGACACCACCAGCACCACAGAATTTGAACAAGCGCGAAGCGTTCTTTAACGCGAATCCCGAGTACCCGAATGCGGCCAATGAACTGTTGAAGATCGGCCAGTTGCGGAAGTCTCAGGAGGCCATTATTGCCAGTAATTGCAAGGCTAAAAAAGATGTCAAGAAAGCTGATGGTCTGGAGTTCTACAATCACATGAAGGAAAAGTATAATCCGGCGGCTCCGGCTAAGGATAATATTTTCCAGCACATTTTCAAAACGGCCTTGAAGCGGTTCAATCGCGGAGGATAATATGGACGATTTTCTAAGTTTTGGTATTCTCGCACTCATTTTGGGTATATGTATTGGATATATTGGTACACAAGAACAATTTGAAAAGCAGGCCATCGGGAGAGGCTATGCTCAATATAATACCATAACCAAAGAGTTTGAATGGAATAATTCTATATGCCAACACTGATAATCCGTAGATCAAAGAAAGTGCATGATTTATACCTTACGTGTAATAGCGAGAAGGTCTATCGTGTTTTTCGTTTTGGTCAAGAAGTTTTGAATACTCTGGATTATGACCAGGCCTCAGATCATTTTAATTCTTTGGAGTTAATATGAAACCTAAACGTAAAACCATTACCATAGCCGTAGGCCCGCGCATTCACACAGGGACTCACCTTGTTGAAAGTCAGTACAGCAGAGAAAGCACTATAAACGTGTTACGGAATATGGCTCACGCTCTTGCTCAGGAATATAAAAATGTAAAGTTTAAGGAGCTGGCATGAGTAAAGCTTTCCAGCCCATGAAGGCCCCCAATACTGAGTTAGTCGGGAAGACTGCCTATGCTAAGGCCTGTACGCTTCAGTATCCTCTTATTGGTTCATTCAAGCTGGATGGTTTCAGGGCATCTTTCTACGAAGGCCAAATGAGGACTGCGAGCCTAAAGCCTTTCAGCAATATTCATGTCAATGAAAAGTTTGCACCTATCGTTAATTGGGTCGCTAGAGAGACCAGGGCCACAGGGCTGAACCCGTTACTCGATGGTGAGCTTCTTGCGGCTTCTACACCTTTCAATGTTTTCAGCGGAATATTTCGCAGTGATGAAATGCCTTTGCCAGAAGACACTAAATTCTTCATGTTCGATAGCGTTTTCAATGGTAATTTTGAAGAGGCCTTCGACATTCGTATGGGAAGAATCAATACGATGGTTCAGTGCTTTCCGAATCTAATTACCGGAGTGGAACAGAAAGTTCTCTGGTCTCCCGAAGAAGTGGTAGCCTATTACGAGAAGGCCCTTGCTTGGGTTGAGATGTACGAAGGTGAAGAGCACTTTGTTTGTGACGGCTTAATCCTGCGGGCTCCGAAAGGGCGTTATAAGTGTGGCCGGGGAACCATGCGGGAAGGCCTTATTTATAAACTCAAACCATACCAAACCTTCGACGCAAAGATCATTGGTGTGGAAGAGGGCACAAATGTTGACCCCAAAGCGGCCAAGAAGATCAATGAACTCGGTTACTCAGAGACCAGCAAAAAGAAGGGTGACAGGATTCCCGGAGGTTGGGCGAAGAATTTTATTGTAAAGCACGAGGGTGGCCCGCAGTTAGCCGTGGCAATCAAAAATACCAAAGAGCAGAAGTTCTATATCTGGCAACATCAGGATGAGTTTGTTGGAAAAACAATAGAATACAAAGGTCTTATGGTTGGGGCGGTCGATCTTCCTCGGCATCCCACACAGGTTCGCATGCGGGCAGACAAGGATTAAAGATGGGTAAACGAGAACTTTTAGTTTCTATGCGAGCTGTGGGTAAAGCTCACGGTGGTTCTTTAGGTCAGCTGATTATAACTTGGGCTGACTGGATTGAAAATAATTTGGAGGATTCAAACAATGGATGATTTAAAAGTTCTATCTGAGATGGTAAATATCCTAGCGATTTCCGGCAAAGAAAAAGCTCTGTCTACCTATATCACTCAGCTTATTTGCAGTATGGATACTTCAGACCGTTTGAATATCACGCAGGATAAGCATAATAATGTTACGGCTGTTTTACCCGGAACCTCACAAGAAACCGTAATGTTGGATGCCCACCTTGACCAGATTGGGTTTGTACTTTCGAGCATTACCAAAGAGGGTATGCTTGTTTGCTATAGGATTGGTGGGGTATCCCTCGCGGCAGTTGAGGCTCGTGAGATGGTTGTACTTACCAAGAATGGCCCCGTGCCCTGTGTCACAGATCGTAAGCACATGCACTTTATTGAAGAAGAAAAGGATGAGCTTCCTAAAAAAACTTTCAATATTGTTTTTGATATTGGTTGTAAGACAAAGGAAGAGGCAGAAGCTCTGGTAGAAGTCGGTGATTACATTGGGTATAAACCCACCTTTGGCAAACTCGCTAATAATCGTGTATTTGGTACTGCCTTGGATGATAAGATTGGTTGCATTATTGTTTTAAAGGTTCTGGAATTTTTCTTGGAGACAAAACAAACACCAACAAAGACTCTAATATTTTCCTTTTCTGGACAGGAAGAGACTGGAATTACTCGACTCAAACCGTTAATCAGAAAGTTTCAACCAAATAAACTTTTGGAGTTTGATGTCACCTTTGCTACAGATTATGACCGAGTAGACGAAAAGGAAGCCGGGCCCTGTAACTTGGGTGATGGGCTGGTGGTTTATGTGGGAAATCTCTCAGATGTGAACATGAAAGAGCGGCTATTTCAGCACGCCAAGGAGCTTGGATTGAAGTTGCAGAAGCAGGTTATCAATGGAGCGGGTGGTTATAATTCTGATGCTGTCTATGAATTGGGTATGGATGTGGA